CACTACGAGACGAAATTGATGAGATGGTTTCAGGAACCAATGTGATATCTTTGAAATCGAACTTTTTATCCATATTATTTGTTTAACACTAAAATATAAGTGAAAAATTATTATCGGTCAAAGAGTATTTATTGATATGTTAAGTGAAAAAGCGATAGATAGGATTAATGGTCTATTAAAAGATAATACTTTCAATTATACCGGGGAACTTATACAAAATTTAAACGGTAATATTAATTTCAAGATTGAGTTATTGGGTTATAGAAATATGATAAGAGTTGGTGAGCCATACCCACACATGAGGGTAAAAATAACTATTACCGATATCAAAGATAGAGTTAGTAGACTTGTCCTTTTACAACTTAGAAAAGTAGAAAAGGAAGATATATTACGTCATTTAGATAGAAATATGTGGACGTTCAAACGTGGAGTTCAAAATTACTTATCTTCGGTGCTCCAATTCTTCGACACAGAAAATTATGAAAATGTTGTTATTGATGAATTTGTTTTTGATTATGATATTGACGAGGATGAACTTTTAAGAGAACAAAAAGTACCCAATTTGGCGGTTAGAACTGTAATTAGAGATATTGTAACGGTTTTAAAATCAGGTAAAACAGATGAAATTATGTTACCTTATGACTTAAATGGTCAAGAAAGTTATGAGATAATGAATTTTCCTGAGTTTGATGTTTTTTTAGACATAAGACAGGTCGATTTTGAAGAAATTAAGTCAGGTGCTGACTTTTTTATACAGTCAAGTTACGTTTCTGAAGGACAACAATTACAAATTTTAATTCAGTATGTACCTGAGAGGCTACAAAAATCATTACATTCTATAGTTGGAAATCTTAATGACGATATCGCACATGAATTACAGCATTTAAGACAGGATGTTGAGGGTAGACTTGATATTACTGATTATAGAGGTTCTAATGTTGGATATTTTTTACAACCGAACGAAATTGAATCACAATATAGGGGACTCAAAAGAAAATCAAAAATTATGGGATTACCTATGATTGATGTTGTTGATGATTGGTTTGAAAATAACTCAAAAAGATTTAGATTATCTGATAAAGATGTTGCAAAGATAAAATCTGCAATTATGAAATATCCTAAGAAGAAAATCTCTTAATTATTTTACTAATTGAATTTCTAAGTCCTATTGAAGATACAGTTAGTAGTCCAGAAGTTAACAATCTATCTGAAATTTCTTTTACAGTAGAACTGTCAATTTCACCACTTGTTGCATATTGAGCTAAATAAAATAAAATCGGAGCTAAAAAAGCGTAAGACATTAAGTTTGTCACTTTATATAAATGTAGATTTAGGCTTTCCATGAAACTTATAAAGGCATCCTTAAATTCCTGACTTTTATATAATGCCATTTTGAATGGTTCCTCTAAACCTTTTTCTTTAATAACCTCAATAATTTTTTTAACTTTTGATTTGTTGTCTTGGAAATATATTGCAATAACTCCAAGTAAAACTATACTTAATTCCGCGTCAGATAGTCCCGAATAGTTACCACGTATAAATCTTGATAAAGGTTCAATTAAACCACCAATAGTTGCTCCCCACGATATCAAAATATTAAAATGACCCCCAAATTCTTTTGAAGTTTCCTCAATAATATTTTTAACAGTTTCGTAATTAGTTTTTAAAACACCAATCAATTCATCGGCGATTGATTCAGTGATTAAAACTTTTTTTTGACTTTCGTTTATTACTACAGTTAATTTCATACAATAATAAATACTTGAAATATATTTATTGTTAAAGTCAAAATATGATAAATCCAAAATTAAAGGTGGGAGATAGGGTCCAAATATTACATATGGAGGATGAAATGGATATAATCCCCATGGGGACGTGGGGAACTGTGGAGAGAGTTTCTAATGTAATGGATGAGGACATTTATGGTGTTAAATGGGATAATGGTAAAACTTTAAACATTTTGTCAACTACAGATGTTTGGGACACCGAAGAAAATAGAGGTAAATTCAAAAAGAAAAAAATAACCGAATCAGGTGAAATTGAAAGACACAACGCTTTGTACGGTAATTTGGATGTGTTTGCCAATTTTAAAATGAGATACTTAAACGAGTATTTAAGAAAAGTTAGAGAGTGTGGTGCGGTAAATATGTTTACCGCAGCTTCATTTCTTTACATGGGAAGAGACCGAATGGAACATATGTTTGCTTATCAGGATATTGACAGTGAAATATGTGAAGAGGTTTTGGATATGGCAAACATGGCACAACATGAAATGGTGTCAGGGGTTATTAAGGTTTTAGAAAGCGAAGGTAAAGAAGTTGAGTTGAATAAAATTAATAGATATCTCCAAAGATATTCTCAAAAAGTTTTAGATAGTTACATGCATCTATTCTGAGTAATAAGATATTTTATCATTATCAGGAATAGGAGTTATATTTAAATCTAAAAAAACAGGATTTTGTTCTCCGGCGTAAAGACCCAAAATATTATAGTCATAAAATTCTTCAGCTTCGCTCATAGTCATACCATCTCTGACCATTAAAATATTCAAAATTTTTTCTTTTGAATATAAAATTCTTCTACCGTTAAAATCCTCAACAATACCAATAATCGCATTATCTAAATCTGAAAGTAAGACAGCACCTTCAGCGTATTCATTAATATCTACTATCATTTTTTTATATATTCGTTAAAATCAATCGCCGTGTTATCCTTATCACTTATAATTAATTGGTGGTTACCAAGTAATGACTCAACTCTTTTTCTAACTCCCGGTATACTAGTCCAATGAATTGATACTTCATGTTCTTTTGAATAAATCTCATCAACAAAATAACTAACTATGGTACCTGATTCTAATGTTAAAAATCCGTGAGCGTAATTTTTTGGGACAAATAAACTTTCACCTTCGGATAATTCATAAACTTCAACTTCACCTACATTTTCTCCGGTCAAACTAACAATAATATCAACAATTTTACCTTTAATAACAGTAACATGTTTAGATTGTCTTCGTGGTCCTACCTGAAAATGTAACCCTCTCCATGTAAATGGATTATCATTAATACTTAAATTAGATTGAATCCAATTGTCTTCTAACTTAGTTGGAACAAATGACCCTCTATTATCTTTATAAATTGGTTGAGTAGATTTTTTTGGAGTTTTCATGTATAAAATATAAAAAATAATTTCACATCAATCAATATATTTATTTAGAAAAACAAAACTATGAATTCATATTTCTTTAAAATGACTCAAGCCGAGAAAAACAATATTCTTGACCAACATAAAACAATTTATGATGGGTTTGCAACTCAATACGGTCAACCAAATGAACAACCATTATATGTTCAAGATTTTGCTAATGATAAAGCCGGTATCACAGTTAGTAACAAAGGTGATGTAAAATCATATACAAACATGAAAATTAATGAGGATGTGTTTACAGGTTCTGCAGTTGAATCTGAGGAAACATTTGAAGATGAAGAATTCATGGTAAGTGTTGGTGAACAGTTGGATATGATTGGTGACGGCTCTGAGGATTTAGACCACGGCACATTTGAGGATGATGAAACGGAGATGTTGGTAAGTCCTGAAGGTGAAATAGACATATTTGTTGATGATAATAAAGATGATTTTGATGAAATTGATTTGGAAAAAATGTTTGAGGAGATAGATGAGGATATTGTTGAACCTTTACAAGAGCAGATTAACAAAACTCTTGACATGTTTAAGAGATTTAAAAAATATTAAATGTTATGCAGATTAAAGATTTAGTTTCATTTTATGTGAATGAATCATCCCACACTTTAGATGTGACATTTAGGATTGATTCTGATTTGGATGATGAGGTTAGAACAGACCAAATAGGGTTTGATGAAATTAAAGGATTCGGGTATAATTTTCTTGATGACAAAATAGATGTTTATAAAACTCTATTTGAAGACGAATCATTTGATGACGAAGAAGACTTCAACGCAGATGACTTTGAGGATATTTTTTCTGAAGGTGAAATTGACGAACAAGAAGTAATATCTTTTTTAGAAGAATATTATTTAATTTACAGTACAAGATTACCTGATACAGAAATTTATTAAGGTCCAATTCTTGTTAAATGTAACGTCATCGAGGATTGTTGCCAAATATTGGGAAACACCCATTGACCTGTAGTTCTAAATGTTAGACTTTCTGCGGAATCATCTACAACTTTTAAAACTAATTTTCTTTCCATCAAATTAATGTCAATGTATCCCAAGTCATATTGATTGTAAGCCGGTACCAAACTATAGAAATATTGTTCGGACCATTCTAATTGACCTACGGGGTTTACATAAGGTAAAAAAGAAACCACACTATAATCAAAATGCCATTTGGTATGACCCACATGTATGTAATTTAGAGGAAAACTATCGGTTTCATTTACAAAAACATCGCCAGGTAGATATGTAGTATCTGACCCAGTGTTAGGGCCCTCAGTAATATTAACAACTATTTTATCGATGATGTATTCACCACTTAGACTAACTAATGAAGGCTCTTCGTATCTATAACAAGATACTAATACACTTGATAATATAAAAATCAAAAATATGTTTCTCATAATAGTAATATTTTACAAATATAGGAAATTTTTGAATAACAAAATATTTATTTTATATGAAAAACGATATTGATTCAATCATTTCTCTGATGAAATCGTTTACTCCGTCATCAGATAAAGAAGAAATGGGAGAACAGGACGCTGCAGCACCTGCCTCGGGAGGTGGAGGAGCTAAGCCGGCGTATCCTACGGTAACAAAATGGGAAAGTGGTGTTGCAAGAACAGGGCCTGCTAATCAAATAGGACTTACAAAGTGGAGTGAAATTGTTAAATTAACAAGAGGTAAGGCTAATACTTTATTATGAATTTATTATAAGTAAGATATATTTATTAAAAAACTAAATCATGGATAATAAGAGAAAAATCGGAGAAGAAGAATTAAAAAGAGCTCTTCTCATGATGAAATACGACAGTAAAAAAACATTAACCGAAAATGTACAAGAAGTTGGAAAACCACAAATTTTAAATGAATGGGGGTTTTTATTACCGGCTTTAGGAAGATTAGGGGCTTCACTATTAGGAAAAAAAGCCGCCACTACGGCAGCTGGCACTGCGGTAAAACGAGGTTTAGGAGCTAGAGCCGCAGGTTTTGCAATAGATACCGCAGCATTTACATTACTCACATCTTGGATTAGTTCACTAATGGGAGGTGGAGACGCGGAACAAAAACTCAAAATGTTTTTTGAAGGTTGCCCAACTCACATGGGAAAAATACAAGGTACCAATAGTCAAGAAGAAATAAGAAAGGCTGCCGATACAATTTGGGAAAATTCTGAAGGTGAGGATTGGTACGAAGGATTCGGTTCTGGAAATGAAGAAAACATTAAAAAGGCCATTAAATCTATGAATACTATTTCCGATATTTGCGCATTAAGTGGTGTGTTTTATGATGTATATGGAACTACTTTAGAGGATGCACTTACGGGTGAGGCTACGGGGTCTGACTTGGTTTCATACGTATGGGTTCCTATAAATGATAAAGTTAAAGAATCCGATTCTCAATTATCGGAATTACAACAACAAAATGCACAAGATGGTGCAACAGGTGAAACCCAAGATGGAGGAACAGGTGAAGCTCAAAATGCGCCTGCAATAGGTAGTTATACACCATGTAGTGGTACTTACACAAGAGGATGTTATTCTGAGGCAATTAAAGAGGTTCAAACATGTTTAGGAGGTTTAGTTCCTGATGGTAAATTTGGGCCTAAAACACAGGCGGCGTTAGACGGAGTTGGTTTTGGTAGTGGATTTAAGGATTCTGATGTTTCCAAAATTTGTAACGTATCATCAATGCCTGAACCTGATATGGATTTACCGACACCTGATGAAGATGACATTGATTCATTGAATATTTAAAAAATTTAACCGAATGAAAAAAAGAAATATTATAACGGAACAATCCGCTGTCATGGATGACAGAACAAAACTAAAAACCGCTGCCGAAAATGGATGCTATCCTAAATGGTTAAAAAATGGAAGATTAGGTAACTATAAAGGTAAAAAAGTTTGGTATGGCACAAACGATAAAGGAAATACCGTTATCTTCTATGCGGATATGACCGCAGAAGTTAAGTTCAAAGATACAGATAAACCTTCTAAAACTGGAAAATGGAAATGTCAGGCATTAGAACAAACAGTTGGTGTGGAAACTCCAATGGAACAATTCACTCCTGACCAACAAAAATACATTGAAGATTTGGTTAAATATGAAGGTGTTGTTAGAGAAAAACCATCTGACTATGAAACAAATCAAGGAAAATATGAGGTCATAGATTTAAATTCCAAAAACCCAACTTTATTCCCTAAAGTCGGAGTTGCGATGGTTTATAAACAAAAGGGCGAAATTAATATTGATAAACCACAACAAGACCAAATAATTCAATCTTACAAAGATAGAGGGTATCAAATTGAAAGACCACCAGCAACTGAAAGTTTATTTTGGAACTCAATTGAATTAAGAACCGCTGAAGATGGTAAATACTCAGAATATTTTTCAAAACCATTTTTCATGTATCAGAGAGTCCAAGATACAAAACTTGCGGACGAAGACGTTAAGCAAGTTGAAATTGATAGTCAAAGTCAAGATGTTGAAAAATCTTTATGTAGACAATATATTCAATCTTTATACACTCACATGTCCCAAAACAAAGCCATGGAAGACACTATGAAGAATAACATGAAGATTTATGTTAGAAGATGTGCCGCTCAAGATAAAATTCCGATGTTTGCTAAGAGTAAATATGAGGAATTATATGGTTTGAACCCTTATAGAAATTCTTATAGTTTGAGATGTCCGGCAGGATACAAATTAAATGAATTAAAAGTTTGTATGCCGGTTAAGGGAAAAAATGAAAGCATCGAACAAAAAGAAGTTATTGATAGTTACGAGATTGATTTGAAAAAATCAATTAAAGAAGGACTTAAAAACTATAAAGGTCCAAAAAAAAAAGTTAACGAGAACGAAACCAAAATAATTAAAAACAGAATTAAATTCATAACTGAGGACATAAATTTAGACTCAGTTGAGAACCAAAAAAAGGTGGGTTCAGAATTATTCGAGGAAGTTATGTACCTTCGTTCACAAGGTTTTAATTCTCCATTATTAAATGAAAGTTTATTTGACTTTTTAGGTGGAGTTTTAGGACACTCAACTGAAGGAGTAAGTCAGTTCTTTAAAGAGAAATTAGTAGATAAAGTTCTATCAATATTAGGGGTAAATCCTGATAGCTGGGTTGGAGGAGTGGTATCAACAACTATTGGTAACTTAGCGTTAAGTGACATTCCTAAAGTATTTAGTGATTGTAGTTTTACAACAAAATTATTATCAAAATCAATCGCCGAAGAAGCCGTTAACCAAGTTAGATTAGGTGTTGGAGTATCTGGAGGTTTCTATGATATTCTTTCAAATACTTTAGTTGATATGATTGAAAAAGGTGATTTCGCCCAATCAGTCGAAGAAAAATTAGCAGAATCAATTTGTCCTATGTTATCTGATGTTAGACAAAAATTTACTGATACAGAACAAGGTTTAAAGGACAAAGTTTTTTCTTAAGAAACCTAGCAGAGTAGTTTCTGCAATGGGATAAACCACTAAAAGAAAGGGGGTATTCCAAATCTAACAAAAGGGTGTCGAGAGACACCTTTTTGTTTTATATGAAGGATTTTCTAAATTCTTCCCATACAAACTCAACTTGAGGATTTACAACGTCTGAAAATATTGTCGGTTCATATGGTTTTTTGAGTAATTTCATTCCGGCTTCATCCGGTGTTTTATTGTCCTTTGTTCTGTTACATGAAGAACAACAAGTAACAAGATTTAACCAAGTATTTTGTCCACCTCGTGATTTAGGAATAACATGGTCAACAGTTAAATTTCTTTTACTACCACAATAAACACATTGATAATCATCCCGCCTAAAAAGTCTATGACGATTAATTTTTAATTTGTGATATCTGAATTTAACATAATTGAAAAGGCGTATAATAAGAGGTCGAACAAATGACCTTAAACCTGCCATAATTGGCTGGTCGTGAGACTTTAATATCTCCGCCTTACCCTTATTAACCAAATTAAAACCTTTAAAAACGGTTGTTACGTTAATGGGGGTGTAGTCCGAATTTAGTACTAATACCTTTTCCATCTATTTATTCAATATCTCAAATATACAAAATTTTAATCACATAAAAAATAACATGTGAAAAAATAATTTATTTGGTTATTTGGAAAATGTTCGTATATTTGTGGTGTGAATAACATATGTCTCCGTAGCTCAGTAGGATAGAGCAACAGCCTCAAAGGGGGCGTCTGATTAGAAATAATCAGATGGAACTTCTCGAATTCGGTGAAACCTTCCGAGTAATGTCGATGGTAATACCGAGCCAAACCTCAGAAATGAGGAAGTGTGTAGAGACTAAGTGGGAAGCACCTAAACAAATTAAGTTGAAGGTGATGATATAGTCCAGACCACAAACCGAAAGGGTAGTGAAAACTATAGTGGTATGTCTAAGCTGTGGGCCACAGGTTCGAATCCTGTCGGGGATACTGGTAACTCAATTGCTCACCGTGAATTTCGCGGTGGCAATTTGAGCACAGTAACATACATTTATCCAATTCATCAATTATTACTTGGTTAAATGAGTATATTTTAAGATGTGATAGAGTAAAATCTTTTTCTTCAGGATTCAAATGGTGGAACTCTAAAGCTCCAATATATTTATCATATCCACATCTTTCACATTTACCCCCCTTATAATCTACCATTTCTTTTTTCAATTTTCTTTGCCTCTCAATTGTTTGCATATTTGTACATTGCTTACAATACACTGATGAATTTTCTTTACCCCTTCTACTATAAAATTCAGAAGTATCACAGTCTTTTTTACATCTAGGACAAAATCTAGTTTCACCATAAACCTTTTTCCCCATTTGTTTAAAAGGTTTATTTGGAAATTCAACATTATGTTTTTTTGCCCAATATCTCACTGTTGTTAGTCCTTTACCTGTTTCCTTACTTATTTGGTTTAGAGATAAACCACTATTAATTTTCCCAATTAAAAATTCTTTAGTCATATGGATAGTTTTTATATAAATATCCATTAAGTTATTTTTTTATTGGAAATTATTGACTATATTTGTGGTATGAAAAAACTAATCCTAACTTTAGTCCTATCACTTTGGACAATCATTTCATTTTCCCAAGTTTGGGCAAAGGCCGTCAGTCTAACAATTGGTGTCAGAGATGATGCTTACTCCAAATTTACGTGGGGTGAAACAAAAAGTTTACCCGGAGATATCCTAATTAAATTTGATGACCAAGAAGTAACAATATATACCGAGGACATTCAATTCTATCAAACATTAAAACCTGAATATTTTACTGAGGATGGTAATGGGTCATATTGGTTTGCGGTTGATGAAGAAAGAAAAAGATGCAAGCTTTATATGTACAATAAGGGTGGGAATGTTATTATGATTGAATACGACGATGTTTGTATAATTTATGGGGTTTTATATTAAAAAGATGGAAGACCCGATTAAATACAAGATTAAAAATTCTCATTATTATAAGTTTGGAGGTATTGCCCCTGATGGATTCACCTTAATCCCAAACGAAACTCTTAAAAGGTTGTTAGATTTTGATAATTGGAAAGAATGGAAATCCGACCATTCAGTTTTGGAAAAATGGATGATTGAGGACACTGTTGATAAGTAAAATTTGTAAAATCAAAAAAGTCACCTTATATTTGTACCATGAAACACACACTTATTATCCTTACAGTTATTACTTTATTTTCATGTAACAATGAGCCGACCAAAGTCGTACCTTGGTCTGAGAGCGGAATTCCTGAACTTGAAAGTCTTGGTCGAAAACTCGAAAAAATGCCAAATGTTGACGACACCCTATCTCAACATTACGTCAAAATCCTTAAAGAAAAGGAATCAAATGAAATTCAACCAAAAGTCGAATCTGCGGTCCGAATTAAGGGGTTAGGTAATTACAACCAAAAGGATGTCAACAAAGTTGCGGAATATGTGAACAAGTTTTTTGGTTATAAATGTATAATTGAGGAAGGAGTTCCAACCACATCTAAAATGTATTATGGTGGTAGTGATTTGGATGTATCACAATGTATATTTGAACTTAATCGTCACGGTGTTAAAACAATATACGTGACTAATGAAAATGTTGTTAACAAAGGACAACAAATTCGTGGGGGTACGTTCTTACGTTGTAATACTGTGATTGTTGAACATACTGATTATGATGAATCAACTGTTTTACACGAAGTTGGACATACTTTGGGACTTGTTCACTGTGATAACCCAAAATGTTTGATGGCGATTAATAATGACGCCGAGGTAACTATGGATTTTTGTAATAAATGTAAAAAAAGATTAGAAAATGAAAACATTCGATGATTTGATATTTAAACCACACCCTGTAGGTATGGGTGGAAAATTGGCTCAAATGGAATTGGGCAACGGATACACAATTTCTGTGGTTGGTGGTAGAAAAGGTTTATACGGAGATGGTGAAACGACTTTTGAAGTTGCAATGTTTGACCGAACTGGTGAAATGCTTAGGTTGTCAGAAGATGACCAAGTTTTGGGTTGGATGACTATTGATGAGGTAAATGAAATAATTCAAAAATACGATAATGAGCCAATTTTAAAAGTTAAATTATGAGTAAAGAATCTAAAGATTTTGCATATTGGATACCAACAGTATACGAACCGTGCGGACAACACGATTGGAAATATCGGTATCCAAAAACTTCAGAGGATATGACCAAGTGTTTTACTGTTGAGGAGGTCTATAACGATTATATACAAAAAAAGGGGAGTTAACAACTCCCCTTAATTCCCAATATTTGAAATATTATTTGTTGGATAAAACTGACCAAACAGTTCCAACAAAAGTTACAGTCATACCAATTATGTCCATAATTTGACCTTCTGTTGCCAAGCCCTTAGCAACTAAAATTCCCCCTAAAAAAGTAAGTCCGTGTCTAACTAAACCCAAAATTTGTTCTTTTTGTACCATTGTTTAAAAATTAAAGTTTATTTTACTATAAATATTTTGAAAGTTGGAAAAACATACTTACATTTGTAATCACAATTAAAACGATAAAATATGTCTAAAGAAAAAAAGAGTTCGATTGATTCATTGTATGAACAAACTATGTTAATTGCAAAACAAGTTAAGGAACTGAAGAAAGAAGTTATGGGTGAACAAACCTATTCTTTCACTCAAGAACAACTTAAAGAATTTTCTGAGCGACTTTATGATAATTTTACAGAATATAATAATTCACAAATTTCGGAAATTGAGTTTTCAAATGACTTTATTGAACTAGAACTTGTGGATAATGTGATTGTTACGTCAATTAATTCCGAAAGTGTATCTAATGAAATTGAGAACGTTGTAGAATCTCCAACTGATAAAGAAATGTCAAATATAATTAGTGAGATTTTGGACGGTATGGAGATAGAACTCCAATGAAAAAAACCTTATATCGATAAAACTGATGAGACAAGAAATCAGGTAATTAGAGATATGTTTAATACCAATAAAAAACCAATTACAAAAATGAAATACAATAACAACACACCATTTGAAGAATTTATGTACCGTTTTGCGGTTGTATTTGGTATCACTGTAATAACTTTAAATCTAATTATTTTGGTTTTAAAGTTGATAGGTTAAGGTTTTTATCGTATATTTGTAGAAGTTATTTGAAACGCCCGGATGCTGAAATGGTATACAGTGCAGACTTAAAATCTGCTGAGCAATCGCTCGTGAGGGTTCGAGTCCCTCTCCGGGTACCAAAGCACCTTTATCTCAGTTGGTTAGTAGAAGCTCGCTCATAACGAGAAGGTCACAGGTTCGAGTCCTGTAAGGTGCACCAGTTAAAACATAGTCAAGTGGCGGAATACTGAGAGTCTCCGGAAACATACTCTCAAGGTAGACGTACTAGATGGTTATAGCACTAGGGGTAAAAAATCACAATGCGTGTGGTCACTATAATGACAGCCCGTGGAGGTTCGAATCCTTCCTTGACTACTAAAATTTTTAATTTACTATGAATGGGTTAGAATTATTGTTAATTGGTATTTGGGTTGGAATGGGACTTGTATACCTAATAACTAAAGATTTCTATAAGAAAAAATAATTTTAATATTCAAAACTTACGTATTATATTTGTATCAATAATTTAAATTTATAAAAATATGAAAAATAAACTTTTTTTAATTGCATCTTTATTAATTATTAATGGTGGTCTAATCTCCCAAGTACCAAGTTACGTACCTTCCGAAGGATTAGTGGGTTGGTGGCCATTTAACGGAAATGCGGAGGATGAAAGTGATTATACTAATGACGGAACTGTCTACGGTGCAACATTAACTACTGACAGATTTTTAGAAAATGATAAGGCTTATTCCTTTAACGGTTTTGATTATATTGAGGTTATTGATGATAATACTTTGGATTTAACACAAAATTTTACCATAAGTGTCTGGTATCTTACATATGATTCAATATCATATGGGGCTATTTTGGGAAAAGGAAAAAATGAAAATTCAACTGGGTACGTCTTACTTCATAATGTTTGGGATTTTAATAACAACGAATTAACATTTAACACCGGAATTTCTTTACAAAACAATCCCGATTATGTCACAGCATCGGAGTCTTTTATCGACCCTTCATTGATTACCCCAAATACTTGGAACCATTTGGTTTCCACTTATGACGGAAACGAATTAAAACTTTACTTAAATGGGGAACTGGTTAATTCTATAAATACGAACATTGAATTATATGATAACTCAACAACTAGTTTGTATTTTGGAAAAGAATTGGTGAATTTTAGATATTTTTATGGTAAGATTGACGATATTGGTATGTGGGACAGAGCTTTAACTCGAGAAGAAATAGGAAAAATATTCAACTCGGCCGATTCAACAACCGATGTTAATGACACCTCATCCCCAATTGATTTCGGAGATAAGATAGAATGTTATCCAAATCCAACTACAGATATTATTAATGTTGATTTGTCTGGTCTGAACGATTATAGTGGTCAAAAACTAAGAATTATGAATTTATCAGGTCAAATTGTTTATGAAGAAAATGTAAACCAAAGTAAGGTTGTTATTGATGTTAAATCATTACTTTCTTCGGGAATCTATGTTCTTAACACCGTTGACCAAAATGGTAATGTCTCATCCACAAACAAATTTGTGGTTCAATAATCAACCAAAAAGAAAATACCACCTTAGGGTGGTATTTTTTTGTTAATAACTTAATTTTGTGGGTTAGAATGTTCGCCGTATATTTGTGATATGAATAACGAAATCAAATACATACCCACCAAAGAGGCAATTATTGGATATTCTGATTCAAAAATTGCTAAAACCGAAAAAAATGACTGTGTTGTTAGAGCAATCTCGTCGGCATTTGAAATGCATTATGATGAAGCTCACAAGTTAGTTGCAAAGATTTGGTTCCGTAAAAACTTTGAGGGGACAAGAAACTTTGTCGGTGGTATGCGTCATATGGTTGACCATAAAATTATGATTAATGGAAAATCATTCTCAAATTTGGGTGACCAGTACGGACATATGAAATACGATGTTAAGTCCAAAGGTCAAATGGTTAAACGTAATATGACCACAAGTACGTTCATTAAGAAATACCCTGTTGGTAAGTATCTTGTTGTTGTTCGTGGTCACGCATTCTCAATCATTGATGGTCAAGTCGTTGGAAACACATCTGACGCAACAATGAAGAAACGAGTTATTAACTTTGCTTGGAGGGTCTCGTGATTAAAGAGGTGAAATATCGATTATGGTATCTTTTGTTACCTCGATATTGTGTTTTGTTTCGTAACTGATGTATGAAATGGACTTAATCTCCTCACCTTGAGGTATTTCAACATAACCATAAAGGTCGGTGAAGTAAGTATTATTGTCTGTTTCAACTCTTGCGCCCACCAAATTTTCATTTGTTTGTGAGTCGATGATTAGGAGTTTAAATACTATTGTAATGAATATTGTCTTCATAAGTAATAGATATGTTAAATTTTTCATTTGTCAAAATTGTTAATATGAATTAACATTTCCTTAATCTATTTATAATATATCGTTAATATTATGAAACAGATTATTTTCTTTTTGAGTTTGTTTGTGTGGGTCACAGGCCTTTCTCAGGTTAAGGAAATCGTAACCAAATACGATAACGGGTGTGTTAACCAAATAGGTCACATCAATGAAAATGGTTTAAAAGATGGTAACTGGGTTGCCTATTATGAAAATGGTATTCTTTGGTCTACGGCTCAGTATTATAAAGGTCTTAAAGATGGTATTTGGAAAATTTACAGACCTGACGGGAAGTTATATTCTGAAATAGAATATAGAAAGGGTAAAAGGTTGTATGGTAGAATGTATGATGAAACAGGTCAAGTTATTGATAAAAGAATCTTTCAGGATTACATAACCAATGAATAAAATTTGTTAATAACTTAATTTTGTGGTAACATAGTTTGTTGTATCTTTGTATACTTAAAAATAACAACTATGGAATTCATCGGAGTGTACAAAAAAGAAAACTTAATTGGAATTATTGACCTTGATGAGGTCGATGTAAATTTCCTACATAGAATGTTTGAACAGGGATATTCTTTTAATAAAATATCTCAAAAACTTTTGGCAGGTAAGGAAAATGTCCTTAAATTTGTCCAATGAAAACAAATCGATTACTTTTAGTTTTAGCATGGGTTATGATTGGTTTATCCTTCATGTTTAAAGAACCTGTACATGGTTATTTACTTGGAATTGGATGCGGACTTTCAATATCTAGTGTTATTATAACAACCCGAGAAATCAAAAAAAATGAAACAGAACGAGCAGACAATATGGTGTGAAAGATGTGGTGAAAAACTTAACCCATTAAAGGCGGTATGGCTTGAGTTATCAATGACCGATGGAAAATACTATAATCAAATTCCTGATGGCCACGATAGTCAAGGAGCATTCAGTTTCGGTAAATCATGTGCTAAATCAGAATTAAAAGAAATATAAAATGTCAGGAGGAGCATTTGACTACAAACAATGGCATATTGAACAAATTGCCGATGAGGTTGAGAAACTGATTGAGAAAAATGGTCGTGAAAAAACACGAGAGGAACTCAAAGAAGAAGGATGGCGTGTGGATGATTGGTATGAGAAATATCCCGAAGATTTATATCATTACAAATACCCTGATGAAGTAATCGAGAAATTCAAGGAGGGTATGAAAGCTCTGAGAGTTGCTGCGGTTTACGCTCAACGTATTGATTGGTTGGTATCAGGTGATGATGGTGAAGAAAGTTTTTTGGAAAGATTGAAAGAAGAATTAGGCCAGTTGGAAAAATAGCCGTATATTTGTAGAAGTTCTTTGAAATCATTTAAAGGGTGGGGTGGCAGACGAAAGTTAGATATATCCAAGTCAAACGTAGCTACGGTGTTTTTAAAACACGATGGATAAACGACAAGTAGAGCTCTAAGGGAACAAGTCGCTATTGTTCCTCCCCCACCGACAACATTATAGGTTGATTGGGGAATGATTATACCAATAGTTTGAGAGTGGATACCGACTGGTATAATCGGAGTTGGCAGGTATTCACCTGAAGTAATGCCAATCGTAAAAGGGGTTGTCCACTCGACCATCTTCCCCTTACCTAAAACACAGAGTGGCGCAGGTTGATGCTACCTTAGCGGGTATACTGATACAGAGTAAAAAGAGGTGGGGGAAACCACTCATTAACCCACCCAACATGGTCGGTTCATCTAAGGGTTAGGATACAAGATTTTCATTCTTGTCATAGGGGTTCGAATCCCCTACCGACTACAAAAAGTAATATTTATGAAAAAGATGTTTATTAATACACATAGGGAAATAGAAAAAATACTTCACCCATTTGACCCGGTTGGATTTTACGTTCTAATACCTTTTATACTAATCCTATTGTATCTGTTTACATAAAAAATAGTCAGGTGGCGGAATGGTAGACGCAGCTGTGATGATTTTGTTGGAAGGTGAATCTCCTTAAACTATTAGCAAGGTTAATCAACTCCCAATCATCGTACAGGTTCGAGTCCTGTCCTGACTTCGCGTTCCGAAACAAATACAACGGATAGTGTGCCCCACACGAAGATAAACGGAGTGATGTCCGTAGGAGGTTTGGTATCACAGTAAGGCTGTGTACGACTGTTGACTAGTCGGCCCAAGAAAAGGTAAGAGTTGGTGGTACCTTGTTAGTTAATATAGTCGGATAGCTCAGGTGGTGAGAGCGGCACGCTTATACCGTGATGGTCGTGGGTTCAACTCCCACTCCGACTACAACTGAAAAACTATAGTTCATATCTAACTCGCCATTTGTTTAAGATATTTACTATAAAACCTAACAAATGAAACACGTATTTTTTGTACTATGTACAATTTTAACCATTAATGCCTTTTCACAAACTTTTAAAGACCCTGTGTCTTTTAAGTCCGACTTATGGCTTGTTCAAACTTTTGAGGAAGGCACATTCGTTGCTCCTGATACTATCTCAATAACTTGGGATATTAAAAAAGTTAAACAGGGTAAACACGCCATTTATGTTGATATCTCTAAAAAGGGAACATTGATTGGAATTAAATACCCAAATAAACTTACATTAAGTTCAGAAGGGTTACCCAATAATGGATTTATGGTTGAGAAATGGTTTAGCCGTTACTCAATGTATATCCAAAGTATGGTAAAGGATGAAGAAGGATATATTTGGACAGTTACCGTTGGTAAGGATGCGGTTTCTGATGATAATAAGGGATTGGAAAATGGTAGAATATATGTTGTCATACAAGACCCAAAACATATAAAACCAAGTTGGTATTTCACCATTAAGTCATTTGGAAGTAAAAAATAATTATAAGGTCGGATGTCCGAGCGAATAGGTGAATGTTTGCAAAACATTTTAGGGTGGTTTAACTCCATCTCCGACCTCTTTTTTAAAATAATAATATGGAAAAGAAACCTTTTGTAGATAGCGGAAAATTGTTTATCACATCGATAATACTATTTATTATCATGATGATTATAATGTTTTTTCTTTGATTTTTTAGATTAAATCATTTATATTTTGGGTAAACTCAATAACTAAAACTATGAAAAATTTATTCCTAACTTTATTTACTTTATTATCGATTAATTTGTTTTCACAATGTGAGAATGACTCAATTAACCCCTATTTTGTTAACTTCGAGCCTGAGGTTACAATTTCATGCGATGTTGACCTGAATGTTGTATTTCCTGTTGCTCTTGATGAGTGTGATGATAGTGTTGAGATTGCTTGGTATGAAGAAACTACAAATATTTATTGTGACAATTCATATGATTTGTTTAGAGTTTACAGAGCTTTTGATAATTTCGGTAATCAATCTGTTGAGTCTCAGATAATTCACGTAGTCGATGAAACATCCCCATTATTTCAACCAACACCAACTAAAATTATAAGTTGTGATGAAGTACCGGTTTTTGACCAGCCCGTTGCAACCGATAATTGTGGTTTTATTGTAATAACTAATCAAGATATGGTTGATACTACGGATAGTTGTCAAATAACTTATACCAGACTATGGACCGCTTATGACCAGTGTGGAAATACCTCATACTCATCTCAAACAATAATTTCAATTGATACAGTACCACCAGTCATTAATGGACCAATATATTTGGAAGTCAATGAAGGTAATAATATTGACACTTTATTTGTTACAGTTACTGATAATTGTTCATCATTTAATGTAACTTATGTTGACACTGAAGTATCCTCACACAGTATTATAAGAGATTACACGGCGACTGATTATTGTGGAAATGAATCTACATTTGAGCAAATAATTCATATTAATCACGATGAAGAGGAAGAAGAAGGTGGTGGTGGAAACAACAGAGTCGCAATTTGTCACAATTTAGGCAACGGAGAATGGATTACAATTTATGTGGCACAACCTGCGGTCCAAGCTCACTTGAATCACGGAGACTATCTTGGTCCTTGTACCGAAATGGTAATAGACTGGCAACAAATTCTCCCAAATAGCGATTTACAAATGAGAGTTATTAAGGGAAAAGATAATAAGTACAAAAAATTTGTGAGAGTTAGATAAATCACTTATCTTTGTACCATGAAAAGGATTTATTTGGATGATGTTCGTACACCTCTATCTAATGACTGGATTGTCGTTAGAAGTTATGATGAATTTGTTAATAAAGTAACCGAGATTGGACTTGGTGAAATTGAAACTATTTCATTTGACCACGATTTGGGTGACACCGCCATGAATGAATATTTCACAAATGTTTCACCAAATTACAAATTGGATTATAATAATATAACCGAAAAAACAGGTTATGATTGTACCAAATGGATTGTTGATTATTTTTATGAAATGAATCCTGATAGGATTGAAATGAGTCGCTCAAAAAAAGGAAATACCAAAATTAAATTTCCTTTGGTCGTAGTTCACTCGGCAAATCCAATTGGTTCGGCGAATATTATGGGATATATTAATAATTTTTTGATGAATGAAAATAAACCTCAAACTTGTATTAGGGTTAATATTGACCACACGGTTTAATTAAACATTCGTATATTTGTAAAAAGTATGACTCTATGTCATACTTTTTTTTTGTTTTTGATATTTATCTTAATATAATAACTGACTTAATAAAAACTGATGATGGAGCAACACTTGGTTACAATTCTCGTTACACTAATAACGGTTTTAACTTCAAACGCGGCTTGGAAATATTATGAGAAAAGAATGTTGTTGAAGCAAAGGCAAGAAGAGAATCAACACAAAGATGGGGAACTTTATAGAGATGATTTAAGAGAAAGAATTGTTAAATTAGAAACATTACTTGACGAATCATCCAAAGAAAAAGATAAGATGAGAGAAAACATCATCGTATTAACCACTTCACTCTCAAGATTAGAAGTCGAGGTGGATTTCTTAAGAAAAGAAAATGAAAAGTTGAGAGCAGAAAATCAACTTTTAAGAACTAGAGTATAATGACAAATTTTTCTTACATAACAAATACCTCTAAAGGTAGAATAACATCCCCTTTTGGTAATAGGGTACATCCTACATTAGGTAAGGTCAAAAAACATTCAGGATTAGATATTGCTCACCCCACAGGAACTGAAGTACTAGCAATGACCGACGGAGTTGTCATTCAAAGTGAAATGGCAAATAACGCTTGCGGTGGTACCATTGCAATAGACCACGGAATGGTTGATGGAAAAAAGCTTAAAACCAGATTTTGTCATAATAGTAAATTACTTAAAAAAGTAGGGGATAATGTTAAAAAGGGTGAGGTAATTGCGATTTCTGGAGGTGGTAAAAATGATGTTGGTAGAGGTCGTTCGACAGGCCCCCATATTCATTTTGAGGTATATGAAAACGGACAAACAGTAAATCCAAAACCATATTATGATGGCTCAAAATTAGGAGTGACACCCGATAGTGAAAATACGACTGATTCAGATACTACTAAAGTTTCAGGTAAAGAAGATTTACCGACACCTGATGAGGATGACGAACAACAAATGAGTCCTGAGTTATCTAATGCTCTAAAAACTTTAACTCCGGACTCTAAAGGTCTTGATGTGTTTGGTGGAAAATTGGACCCTTTAATGAAAGGGTTTGAAAAGGCGTTTGGTCAATTTGGTATGAATTCTATCGTTAAAGAAGATGTTGATAGAATTAAAAATTTGATGAATCTGTAATTTTTTTACGATTTTGCTTGTTTGGTGAGTATTTATCCTTATCTTTGTAAAAGATTTGACACCTACAGGTGATGAAAGATACTCGGAAAGTTAAATCTAAAAAAAAACTACAAATAAATTTGGTGAAATGAAAAAGTCACCATATATTTGTAAAGGATTTGAGACGGACAACGATTAAGATACAAGTCTCGAATCTTAAAAAAAGTTTAAGAAAAATTGGAAGATTGAAAAATTTGACTTAAATTTGTAAAACAATTCGGGAATGACCGAAAAGTTCTTTGAAAGATTTTGGGCCGTGTATGGTCCTTTAAAATAAACTACGAAAGTAGGATAAAGTGGTCTCCCCCGTGTTAAGGAGACTGCGGCTTCAGAAATGGAGCTCGAGTACACAAGTGGGATATCACAAGACCTTTAGTACCGAGGGTAACACTGTAGGGAAAGTGGAATTGTGACCTGGGAATGTGGATTCTCAAGTTGAGTTCGGAAGAACAATAAGAATAACCCATAGGAATCAAGTAAGAAATGTGGCTTCCAACTACAATATTGCGGATTCCAATACCGAAGGGGACTTAAAACCGAAAGGTAAGGTGGAGAACGAGTGGTGTCGCTACTACCCCTAAAGATGACCTACCAAGGTCTCTTTATGAAGTAATCTGAAAGTATGGAGATAGGGATATCTCACGGAGTAGTTTAGTATTCCGTCACCCAAAAGGAGGCGGAGCTTACGGTGGACCACTACTCTGACACATCCACGACACAAATCTTAAATTATGAACAATAATTAAAGGAAAAGTGTCCATCACGGTACAACGGAAGTTGCCCACATAGCTTAGAGATGTTCTGAGCATAGTGAGACCCCAAGTTGAACTATATTTTTACGAAAAACCTCTAATCTCGCAAGGATTAATTGGGAAGGCATTCTCGAAGAGAGCTGAGTAGTAAGAGAGTAGTTGTATCGTCAAGGATTGATTGGCCTTACCAATTGGCAATGAGTAATACAAGACAAAATCTTGTGGATAAGAGTAGAAAAAATAATGACTCTAAAGGTACTCAATCAAAGCTGTAATCTCAGGCTTAGTTAATTTATCTTACAACCTTTTTTAAGGTTATCCTCCTTCCATAATGGCTGTAAATTTGTATAATGAGATAATTTATATATTTCAGTTTCATCTTTAGCCGAAGACAAGGGGATTATATGGTCAATATGCCACTCGTGTCTATTTGACCAACTCATACCCAATACAAACTGATTTTCTAAATGTTCCAATAGTTGTTGGGGAGAACAACCTATAATTTCAAAAGTTTTACTATTTTTCTTATAACCTTTAGTTTTAAGAAAACTATTCATCCTATTCCTAAGATTTATTGATAGTCTAAAAATTACATCTTGTTGATATTTTTCTTTTCTTTTATTGTAAAATAAAATTTTATTTTTTATCCTCCAAGGAATTGAAGGCTCTTTTTGTTCTACTAATACATTTTCTTTATTTATTTTTAATTTTTCTCTATAACTTTTACTTCGTTCATTTTCTTTTTCCTTATTTTTTAGGTAATAAATTCTAAAATTTTCATTTAGTTCTTCTCTATGTTTTTCTCTGTATTTTTTTGAATAACCATTAATAATCTCTTTGGATTTTAGTTTTTTTATTTTTTTGGAACATTCAGAGCACTCACTCCTGAAACCATCTTTGGAGTATTTGTTTTTTTGGAACTCATTAGTATTTTTTTCAATACTACATTTACTGCAAATCTTTTTTGTCATAATAATCCGATAATAATTTTTCAATTAATTTTGACTTATTAATAATATCACCTTCTAATTTATTATTAATTTTTTGACTAAGAGTAATTGATATTTTAACTCTTTTTTTTGTTTCATCTAATCTTGGTCTCATAATAATAAATATCCGTAAAAAAAGTAAAATACCGATTTTTTAAAAAAAAATTGACAAATGTGAATATTATTAGTATATTTGTGTTGTTATATATTTAATTTATAACTAATACATTGTGGAAGGGAGAAACAGATTCCTCGTCAGTCTCATAAGCTGAAGACATCCGGTGCAACTCCGGTTTCCGCAACTAAATAGAAGTGGGTTTCACCTGTTGCAGGCAACATAAAGTAAGAATCACAACTTGACTGGTCGTAACCTTCCGTAGTGGTTAATGTGGACACTATGGACTATTAAAAATAAGGTGAGGAAACTCACCTTTTTTTATTTTTTATATATTTATATAAAAAATTAATACAATGAGAAAAATAGTAAGACTTACAGAATCAGATTTAGTAAGATTGGTTAAAAGGGTTATAAATGAACAGGATGGAAAAAGTGACCCTTTGGTAAATGATGTAGACCCAGTTAGTTATTTAAAAAATAAATTGGGTTATAGAGTTGAGGACACAAGAAATGCGAGCGGATTTACAACACTTTACAATGGTAATACCCCCGACACAAGTAAAAAAGTTATTTCAATATATCACCCTATTGGTGCAAAAAATAATTATTATATATCAGTAAGAAAAAATGGAGTTGATAAAAAGTTTGATGGAGGTAGTTTAGGGTTTGGAAAAAACCTTTTTGATAAAGTTATAAATTACGTTAATATATAAAAAAACAAAACCCCTCCGAAGAGGGGTTTTTTAATTTAACAAAGTGTGGAGGTATGGGGAGTCGAACCCCTTCCTACTCATCTTAACTACTAAGCCCTACATGTTTAGGTCAACATCGATTCTCAATGTTCCGAAATATTGGTTTTTGAGCTCTTAAAACCACAAACGAGTTTTGTTTCTTTTAGGGTAGAAACCACACCGCAACTACGACTTCTGTTCCAAGGTTGTGTGTCTGCCGACCCGTTTTGTAGGCTAATCCTAGATTAGGCTACTGAAATGTTCTCCTCAGTACGGATAAGACCAACTGCAGAGAGTTTGTTGATAACGTTGTCGTTTATCATGTGAACCAGTTTTACAAGGTTAGTTCAGCCTCGACATGCTCCGAGTAATCAACCATGCTAGTCAATTCCAAGTTACCCCCATATTTCAAATAACGTGATACAAAGATATAAATAGTTTATCGGTATTCCAAGTATTTATATAAAAAGTTTTTTAATGGAACTATATAAATCGCTTTTACAATTTCGTGATTCAAATTTAAACCCTATATTTGTTAAAGAGGCCGATGATGATAGAATTGTAAAGGTTACAAGAGTAAATGAAAAAAATAGAGGAAAGTCTTTAGTTGAATTAAGATTCACTGAGGAAGAATATATGAATATATTCATAGATGACAAAGACAATTACAATAATAATGCTTCAATAATCGCCGCTTGTGAAAGTAGATATTCAGGTAACTTATTTGTTGACACTTATTGGGGTGATGATGAGATGAGACAAGGGTACACACTTCATTATCTTAATGAAGAAAATTTAACTTTATTTAAAAATATTATAAAATTGGTTAACCCTCCACTTGCTTATTTTGAAATTGGTAATAATGAAGATGTTGGTGAATTTTTCTATCAGAATTTTAGTAATGAGGCTAGTGAAATTGGAGGTTATTATGCGGACTATTATGACGAAACGTTAAAGGCCGGTTGTTTAGAATATGTTAATAAAAAATTATGTGGTAAATTTGATAATTTTGGAATTATTGAAAAAGAGTGTAAAGAAGTATACCTTACAACTGTTAGTAGTTTAATTTATTTTTGGGACAAAACAAAAACTCCTCACGAGGATAGTTTGATTGACATGTTTAAGAATTTCGTTGGACAAAATAATTTAGAGTTTGACGAAGATTTATATGAGGATTATTATGCATATTGGGGCAACGAGAATTGGGATGGAGATGGGTTCAATAGAGAGGTTAACAGAATTTTGGATAGGTTATATAATAGGTTAGTTGAGAATACAGACCCTGAAGAACTTGAAAAAATGCAAAAATTTTATAAGTTATTGGACAAACTTAACTACGGAGCCGGTCAATGGTATAATTTTCCAGCACAAAAAACTTTTGGAAAGAAAAACGAAAATAAAATATTCAAAATTGAAGGGTTTGAAGATGGAAAAATTAAAATATTACATAAACCTGACAAAAACAATTTTTACGGTGTCGAAAAAAGGTATGTAGAGGTTGATGATTTCTATAACTTTTTGTATCACCCTGAATTATTTTAAATTAATTTTATTTATTCACAAACTTGACCTATCTTTGTCAATATGCAAAGAGACCTAAATTTACTTAAATCTGTTTTATCCGTACCAACAAAAACTTATCAAGAAGATTTGATGATTGAGTTTTTGATTGATTGGTTAACCAAAAATAACATTGAATATTCTGTTGATGAACATTGGAATGTTTATGCGACAAAGGGTGAAACTACAGATGATAATTTTTATTATCCTTGTGTAGTTGCTCACACCGATACCGTACATGATATCGATGTTATTAATATTAGAGAAGAAGAACTGGAAAACTATCAAGGTGAAATAAAACCATCCCTGAAAGCTTATAACGATTTCGGTAGACCGACCGGTATTGGTGGTGATAATAAATGTGGTGTTTTTGCTTGTTTGGAATTATTAAAAGAACTTGACCATTTAAAGGCTGTGTTTTTTGTTTCAGAAGAAACAGGATGTCACGGTTCAAGAAAGGCTGACCCAAATTTCTTTTCTGACGTTGGTTATGCGATTCAATTTGACGCTCCGTTTAACTGGATGGTAACTGAGTTTTGTATGGGGGTTAAATTGTTTGAAAAATCAGAAGAATTCTTTAAAAAATGTGACAATGTAATAAAAGAAACATTCCAAGGTAGACAAAAGTATGGGTCTCATCCTTATACCGACGTTTACGCACTAAAGAATAAGTTTGATTTCTCTTGTATAAACATTTCAATTGGATATTACAATTATCACACTGAAGAAGAATACGTTGTGATTGAGGACACTTTCAATGGTGTTGATACAGGTAAAAAAATGATTGAGTCATTGGGTAATAAAAAATATTATTTGACCCCTCGTAAGGATTCTCAGTTTTTACTTTTCTAAGATATTTATAAAAAAAAATATCATGGGAAAAGTTATAAGATTGTCAGAATCCGATTTGGAAAAAATAGTACAAAAAGTAATTGAGGAACAAGAAACCCAAGAAGGTTTAGGTGACATATACCAAGGTTTAAAGGGTGTTTGGAGAGGAGAAGGTTATGATTATTTTAAATACTTAAGTTCTTTAAGAGGTATTACTCGTAAATTAAAAAAATTAGATGAACCTAATGTTAGAGTCATGGGCGATTTATATCAACTCAGGACTAAAGTGGATACATCTAAAATGCCAACGGATAAAAAAAGTAATTTACTTAATACTATCGACGCTGCTATGGACCACTTCAAATCTTATTCAACTCTGATTAATAAAATTGAACAACTATCAACACAAAAATTAGCATAAAAAAAAGGGGATTTATTCCCCTTTTTTCTTTCTTGGTTTTTTAACCGTAATAGGTTTATTTTCAATAATATTTATTTCTTTATTGTCTACAGATAGTCGATATTCTCCATTTTCGATAATATTGCCCTTTAGAACTTCTTCAGAAATATAGTCTTCAATTTTATCTTGAATGGCTCTCTTAAGAGGCCTAGCTCCAAACTGCTCGTCAAAACCAACTTCAGATATTAGTTCAACAACATTTTCTTCGTAAGAAATATTGTATTTTAAATTTACTAAACGCTTACAAAGTTTATCAAGTTCAAGTTTAACAATTTGTTGTATGTCTTCTTTTTTCAAATTGTTAAATACAATAACCTCATCAATACGATTTAAAAATTCAGGAGCGAAAAACTTTTGAAGTTCTTTTTTAAGAACATCTCTCTTATATTCTTCCTCAATATAAGAGTTAACACTCTTAAAACCAATTCCAGCACCGAACTCTTGTAATTTTTTGGCTCCAATATTCGAGGTCATAATAATGACACAATTTTTAAAGTTGATTTTTCTTCCCAATCCATCGGTTACGTGACCATCGTCTAACACCTGAAGTAAGGTTGAAAAAATATCCTTATTGGCTTTTTCAATCTCATCAAATAATATAACCGAATATGGTTTATTCTTAACTTGTTCTGTCAACTGCCCGCCTTCATCATAACCAACATATCCTGGAGGAGCTCCAATCAATCGAGATATTGTATGTTTCTCTTGGAATTCGGACATATCAATTCTGATAAGATTATCTTCACTACCAAAAATTTGTTTTGCAAGTTCTTTTGCTAACAATGTTTTTCCAATACCTGTAGAACCTAAGAATATGAATGAACCAATTGGTTTGTTTGGGTCCTTAATCCCTAATCTATTTCTTCTAATTGATTTGGCGATTTTAGATACTGCGGAATCCTGACCAATAACCTTTCCTGAAAGTTCCTCCTCTAATGACGCCAATTTTTTGGTTTCATCTGAATTTAATTTAGAGATAGGTATTTTGGTCATATTTGATACCGTTTCATAAACTAAATCAGTGGTTATTTCCTTTTTTTGTAATATCAAATCATCATCGAATTTCTTTTTCTCATCCTCTAGTTTCCCCAAAATTTTCTTTTCCTTATCCCTAAGGTTTGCCGCTTCTTCATAGTTTTGTTTCTTAACAACTTCTATTTTTTGTTGTTTTATTTCGGCGGCTTGTTGTTTTAGTTGGTCAATTACTTCGGGTACTTTAATCTCAACTTGACTTCTGGCACCCACTTCGTCGATAATGTCGAAAGCCTTATCAGGGAATTCTCTATCTGTAATATATCGCTCAGCCAAATCAACGCATAGGGTTAAAATTTCGTCAGAATATTTAACTTTGTGATAATTTTCATACTTATCCTTGATATTTTTCAAAATAAGAAATGTCTCATGTTTTGTTGCAGAATCAACAATAACTTTTTGAAATCTCCTTTCTAAAGCCCCATCCTTCTCAAAATTCTTTCTATACTCATCCAACGTCGTTGCTCCGACACATTGAATCTCCCCACGGGCAAGTGCTGGTTTAAATATGTTGGACGCATCTAACGAACCTGATGAATTTCCGGCACCAACTATTGTATGAATTTCATCAATAAAAACAATAATATTTGGTGACGATTGTAATTCTTCGATGATAACCTTCATTCTTTCTTCAAACTGACCACGATACTTAGTTCCCGCAACAATCGATGTCATATCTAAAGATACAATTCTTTTGTCCATAAGATTTCTAGGGCAATCTCCATTGAAAATTTTAATGGCTAATCCCTCAACAATAGCGGTTTTACCACAACCTGGTTCACCAATGATGATTGGATTGTTCTTTTTTCTTCTCGCCAAAATCTGAGCGATTCTTGTTATCTCTCTTTCTCTACCAATAACAGGGTCTAATTTACCTTCCTCAGCTAGTTTTATTAAATCTCTACTGAAATTATCAAGGACTGGAGTTGACGAATCTCCTTTTGATTTGCTTTTGCTCTTTCCGTCATTATCCATTGGTTCGGTCATAACTATTTTTTTTTTAATAATAACAATTATTTTTTAAAAAAAAAGTTATGGGAATAATCAAAGAAGAAATTATCGGAACAAAAATTATTAATGAAATTCAGTCAAGTAATCTTAAAAAAACTGAATATGATACTGAAACCAAAAAAATGTTGGTTGAGTTCAATACAGGTGCGAAATATGAATACTCTGAGGTCCCCCACCAAGTTTATACTCAGTTTAGAATGTCAGAATCACAAGGAAAATTTTTTAATTCAAAGATTTCTAAGACGTATAAATATAGAAAAATTTAACAATTAACACTACTCAAATATTTATCTCTGATGAGTAGTTTAAAAGATATTCTTTCAAGTTTTCATCTACAAGATGAACTGAATCCAAAAATTTGGTCCAAAGACGGACAAAAAATGAATCCAAAGGTCCGTGAAAGACTATTGGAGATAACCAATGACTTTGTAGAATTTTTGGGTGTTGACATCATTGTTACTGATGTGATAATGACAGGTTCACTGGCCAATTATAATTGGTCAAAATTTTCTGATATTGATTTACACATAGTTGCAAATTTTTCTCAATTCTCAGAAGAACAATTACCTCTATATGAAGAGTTATTTAAACTTAAAAAAACTTTATATAACGACAAACATAATATAAAGATTTTCGGTTATGACGTTGAGTTATACGTTCAAAATGAAACTGAAATTCATTTTAGTAGTGGCGTTTATTCCGTGTTGTTTGATGAATGGAGTAACGAACCTAAAAAAGAATCAGTTAAAGTTGATAAAGAACTTATTAAAGTTAAATCACAACAATGGATGGATATTATTGATAGTGTGATTGAAAATGCGTCTGATGAGCCATTAGAAAGGGCTAAAAAAATAATAAAAAAATATAAAGATAAGTTAAAAAAATATAGAACATGCGGTTTAGAAAAGGATGGGGAATATTCAGATGAGAATTTGGTCTTTAAAGTTCTAAGAAGAAATGGATATATTGAAAAATTATTTAATTTTGAAAACCAACACACCGATAAACAACTGTCTTTAAAAGAACAAGAGGAGGATGAGGAATATTCAAATGTCATATCTAGTTTAGTTGATTTATCGAAAAAAAATATAACATTAATTAACGAACCAAAACCAAAAGGTCAAAAAACTTTTAATCCTGATACTGAAATACTCCAAAATGCTTTAATTTTAATGGGTTATCCTTTACCTAAATTTGGAGTTGACGGTAAATTTGGAAAAGAAACACAAACTGCCGTAGAATCTTTCGAAGATGAAAATGGGTTGAATGTTGACGGAAAAGTTGATTCAAATGATTTCAAAAAAATGTCAGAAGTTATTTTTAAAAGAAAACCTGTTAAAAGTTTAGAACCTATAAAATCAAAGGAAACCGAATTAATTGTTAAAAAAGAACCAAAAATTGTTGTTCCATCAGGTTCAGTTGATTTTAGACAAATTACAAGAAATGTAATCAACAATTTGGAAGGTGGTTATTATAATCCAAATTGGCATAGTACAAAAGGAATGGGAAGGTCTGGTGAAACCATGTTTGGAATCGATAGGAGACACGGAGGTAAATACAATACAAGCGCACCTGGAATTAAATTTTGGAGTATAATTGATAAAAATAAAAATCCAAAAACTTGGAAATATAATTATAGAGGAGGAAGTTTGGAGGGAGAATTAACTGATTTAGTTGTTGATATAATTCAGCCATTCTATAATGAATTCAAGGATAGATATCTTTCACCTGAAGCTAAAAAAATTGTTGATAGCGACTCAAGATTAACTTTCCATTTCGCTTATGCTGTTTGGAATGGTCCAGGATGGTTTAGAAAATTTGCAAGAGTTATTAATAAATCAGTTGAGAAAGGTCAAACTAATCCAAATATACTAGCAAAAACCGCAATTAGAAGTAGAGTTGATAGTGGTAATAGTTTGATTGCTAAGGGTGGTAGAAAGATTGATGACGTTCTTGGAATTAACGCGGCTTAATTTAAAATTAAATATTTATATTTCGCCGTATATTTATATATAAAAATTAATTTTTTAAAAAAAAACAAAATGGGAAATTTAAGACCAATTGGTAGTGAGAAATTAGAAGGTATGGATAAAATTAACCGTATCATGGAAATTGCACGTTATAACGAGCACATCCCACAACCAATAAATGAAGACTCATCTAATGAATATAAAATTACGTTGGCCGATGGGTTTAACTATCAAATAGTTAAAGAAAAGAATGGTTACGTCCTTAAAAAAGGACTTAATGAGTCTTATGATTATCTTGAACCTATGAAAAATAGAAAACACTATTCTTCATATTCTGCGGCATTTAAGAGATTAAATCTAATTGCTAAAGAAGTTAATATTAACGAAGGTCAAGATAAGAATATTTCATTGTTTACTGAAAGCGAAGACTCTGAGAAAAAATATTATTTAAAACTTAATACCAATGAACAGGCAGCACCCGCACCCGCGCCAGCACCCGCACCAGCACCTGTATCTGCTCCGGCACCCGAGGCTGAAGTACCGGCAGCTCCCGTAGAACCTGAAGCGGAAATGCCTCCTATGGATGATATGGCGGATGAGGGTCAAGACGATGAAATTGTAACATTTAAGACAATTCAAAAATTGACTGGAAAATTGGGTCAAAAATTAAGAACATTAAATGCTGATGAAGAAAACAAAATGACATCAGATGATGTAAAATACGTGATTAATTCAGTTCTTTCTGCTTTGGATTTGAATACTTTGCAGCCTGAGGATAAGGAAGAAATTATGTCTAAGTTCGAAGGTGGTGAAGATATGGGTATGGAACCTGACATGGGTGATGAAGAAATGGGAATGGGTCCTGAAGGTGAAGAAGAGGAAATGCCAGTGGCTCCTGAAGGTGAAATGGCGGAAGGAGATATGGGAATGTCAATGGATGATATTAGCTCAATGTTTGATGATGAAGAGTCTGATGATTTTGATTATCCATCACAACCAAGACATAGAAAAATTAAAGATAGAAGAATTAGTGACGACCACGCATACAAAATGGAAGAAATGATTGAGGGTATTTTCTCTGAATCTAAAATTGATAAAATTTTAAAGAAGTATTTCCAAATTGACGAGGCAGAAAAAAGAGAGGTTCAAAATAAAAAACCAAAAGTGGTTTCAGAAGAAGTTGAACGTAAAAAATTAGTTAAGAGAGTTCAATATGTTTCTGAAAGTGAAACTCAGTATTTGAAATCAAAGAAGCTTATTACTCAATACCCTGATGCTAAATTGTTAGGAAAAACAAAGAACAAAAATTTGGTTTTCCAAGTAAATGAATCTAAAATTAAGATTACTCCTAAGGGTGAGGTTATATGAGTTATTTGATATTTGTAAATGAATTAGGACCAAATTATAAGGGAGATAACATATACGAGTTTATTTTTTCTGACGATTTGGAAGGTGTGTGGGGAGATTCATGGGAATCAAAACCATCAAACGGATATCCCCTCCCACCTGATTTAGAATATATAAAAAAAGTTGGAGTTTTGAAAAACGACATAATAACAATGTCCGTGATTCAAAACTCTGATTATTTTTCAATGGTTGATGCAATTGATGGTGTAATTGCTTTGTGTTGGGAAAACGAAAGTGAATCCATTGATTTTGATAGGCACAAGCGTTTAGTTTTTAGATTTGGGGAACCAGAAGAAACCGTTAAAAATAAATTATACGAAAGAGACATCGTATTAGAATTTGAAAAAAAAATACAATATGAAAGCCAATAAAAAAATAATGGAGTTATTAAATCACGGATTTAGTAATTCTTTGCTTTCGTCTTTAAATGAAAGACAAGTCGATTCTTTATACCAAAGATTAGATGAATCTAAAAAGGAAAATAAAGAACAGGTTACCACAAGCGCAACCACGGTCCAAATTGTCGGACCAAAAGGTGGTACAGCCACAGTAGGAGGAAAACCGGTTACTTTAACACCAACTTCAGGAGGTATGGCAATTGAGTCTGAGAGTGAAATGAATGAGGATGATGATACCGATATCGCCTTGGCGTTACAATCTAAAGAAACTAGTGAAGAGGAATCTAACGATGGGGATGTTTTATTGGCTATGAATGACCCTGAAATGGCGGTTACATTCGGTGCTCAAGATTTAGGAGAAAAATTTGAATCAAAAAAACAACAGAAATATTTTTGGTACAAGTGTGGTGATGGTAAAACAAAAGAACAGAAAAAGTGGTGTAAGATGGCAAAAGAATTTTCTGATTCTACTAAAAATTTTAGTAAATTACCTGAAAAAAAGAAAAAAGAAACAAAAGAAGAATTTGGAATGGGAGATTATACAAAAAAATTATCATCAGTGTTAGCAAATAATTTAGAAAAAGCTGCGTATAATATGAAACCTGTTGTTAAATTTGGCGAAAGTGTTTTAGAAAAGAAAATTAGTAATTTAGTAGAAAAACATTTACCACCTAAGATGAGTAAAAAAGATTTAGTGAATATGATTAATGAGGCGGGAAAAGAAGTTGAGACTCCTGTAAAACCGGATGTTAAACCTGAAAGACCAAAGCCTCAGACCCCATACCAACCAAAACATAAACCAGCACCAAAAGCCGGTGAAAGAGAAGTAGAAACCCCTGTCAAACCTGACGTTAAACCAGAAAGACCGAAACCACAGACCCCATATCAACCAAAACATAAACCAGCTCCAAAAGCCGAGGATATACCACAATGGTTAACTTTCGGTGCAATTGGTATTAACTTAAAATAATATGAGTTTCAATCCAAAAATGAAAAAAGTTATCAACGAAAAAACCAATTTGGAAAAAAAATTGGTAACAGAAGGTCTCACAAAAAAAGAAAGTGATAGATTGAAAAATTTAAAATTAAAACTTAATGAGGCACCTATTGATTACGAAGGTCCTGAAAGGATGGGTCGTGACATCGAGAGAAAAATAACTAGTAAAGAAACTCCATATTCTGAAAATCCGGCTTTACCAAAGGGGGACAGAGACTTTGTCGAGTTAGTTTCCTCAAAAAGATTCAAAGATTCTGTCGACACTGTAAGACGATATTTGGGTACTACCGCACCTTTACAGGGAGGTAATCCACTCATGCAACTTATGGGTATGGCCATGCAGTCTCTACAACAAGTAATGAGAATTGAATTTCAAAATAAAGAATATCTCGAAAGATTGGCGGTTGATTTGGTTAAAAAAGAAATGGGAATTCCTGACGGGGCGATGCAATTTGATGCAAAGTTAGTTTCAGGACCAATGTCTTCCGCAGAAGGAATGAGGTCCACGCCTCAGAAACCAAGTAAAGAGGAAGTTAAACAGGCCTTTAAACATAAAGAAGAGCTGGAAGATTTTGCAGATGAGTTTGAAAAATTCAATCTTGAAAAGGCAAAGAGACGTTTCATTAACTCATTAATTCAAGGAGCATCTAAAAAAGGACATTATATGTTTGAGTTAGTTAGAGATGAGTTAACTAGTCTTGACCCAAATTTAGTAAATCTATATGGTGTTAACCAATCACTTATGGACCACCTTTATTGGGTAATGCCTGATATGGAAGGTATGGCGGCAAGTGGTGGAGGTCAGATGGGACAAACAAGTGTTGACCCTGAAACCGACCCACCAACTGTAAAGGCGAGAGCCGCGACATTCCCACTCCTTATTCACGAACTGATTAAGGGTATTTATGAAATATTTGGTACTCACGGTTTACCTGATGACCCACGTCAAGCCGAAATGGTTATGGGAGCTGAAGACACCCTACCCGCAGAAATATGGGATATGAGATTAGGTCCGGTATTTTGGGAAAAATTCACCGAAGCGTATCCAATCGAGTTATTTGATGAAGATAAGAAACATATTCAACATTATTTGTTCATGAGATTTTCTAAATTACCGGCAGAAGAATTTTTCAAATTCGCTAAAGCGGTATTAAACGGAGACCCATCAGGAACAAAGGCGATGCAAAGAATGGTTGATGAGATTGTTTCAGATTTAAAGAAACAAGAATATGAACAAGAGTCTTCCAAATGGGAAGACGATGATATCGACGATGTTGACCTTTCAAGTTTAGGTCTATAATTAAAACCCCCACTTAGTTGGGGGTTTAATATTTATATACAAATATAGTCTTATGACAAAAGAACAATTAATGCTGGAGTATGTAAAGTGTATGAAGGATACTCCATACGCACTACGTACCTATTTACAAACTTATGACAATACCGTTTCGAAATATGTTCCCTTAGAACTATTTCCTGACCAAATTTCGTTACTTGATGACTATGAAAACTTTAACGAAAATATTGCATTAAAATATCGACAAGCAGGTGTGTCCACAGTAACCGCTGCGTGGGTATCAAAAAAACTTGCGTTTGCCAAGAAAAATAAACCTGAAAAAATCCTAATTATTGCCAACAAACTTGACACTTCACAAGAAATGGCAAATAAAATAAGGGCCTTTATAACTCAATGGCCTGATTGGGTGGGAGCTGGATTTTCAGCAGAAAAAGATTCTCAAAAACATTACAAATTAAATAATGGTTGTGAGGTAAAGGCCGTTGCAACATCAAAGGACGCACTTCGTGGATTCACACCAACAATATTAATATTTGACGAGGCGGCATTTATCGATGCTGATTCTGATTTTTGGGCAGCTTGTATGGCGTCCCTATCTACGGGTGGTAAGGTAATCGTTGTGTCAACACCTAACGGATATGACCCAATTTATTATGAAATTTATGACCAAGCATTAAGAAATATGAATGATTTCAAGATTTCAGAGATGTATTGGTTTAGAGACCCAAGATATACTAGAGATTTATATCTTGTTAAGACAAAGGATATTATTCATTATTTGTTAAACAAAGAAGAATATAGTCATGATGATATTATAAGTTGGGAAAGTATCCCTTTCGATGATAGAAACTATGAAGAACTTAAACTGATTATGGATACGGGATACAAACCATGTTCAAATTGGTTTGAGGGGATGGTTAAGAAATTAAAATACGACAAACGTAAAGTTTCTCAGGAGTTGGAATGTAACTTTTTGGGTTCTGGTGATAACGTATTTGACTCAAATTTGTTACAAAGAGTTAGAGAAAATTATATAAGAGAACCCCAAAATAAAATGATGGGTAACGCTCTTTGGATTTGGAAAGAACCTGTTGTCGGTCACAAATATGTTATGGGAGTTGACGTTAGTAGGGGAGACAGTGAAGACTTTAGTTCTTTTCAAATTATAGATTTTGATGAGAGAGAACAAGTTGCCGAGTACGTCGGTAAATTACCTCCTGATACAATGGCTGAGGTTTGTTATAAGTGGGCTAACATGTATTCTTGTTTTGTTGTAATTGATATTACCGGTGGTATGGGTGTTTCTACTGCAAGAAAAATGCAAGAAATAGGATTTAAAAATCTATATGTTGACGGTGTTGATGTTGCAAATAAATGGAAATGGGACCCAAAAGCTGCCGAAAAAATACCAGGTATTAATTTTAATAATAAAAGAGTTCAAATTATTGCTTCGTTTGAGGAAGTCATGAGACATGATTTCAAAATTTACAGTAGTAGATTATTCAATGAAATGAACACATTCGTTTATATTAACGGAAGACCTGACCACCAAAAAGGGCACCACGATGACTTAATTATGTCAATCGCAATGGCAACATATGTTGCAGAATCATCGTTTAGTCAGTTAACTAAAGTTACAGAACAAACTAAAGCCATGATTGAATCTTGGTCGGTTAGTAATAATGAAAATGTTACTAATCAACTTGCGTTTAATCCTGTTATTCCTAATTTTAATGAAAGAATGAATCAAAACAGTCAACAAAATGTAACCAAAGAAGATTATATGAAATACGGTTGGCTATTTGGTGGTAGATAGTATTTATATTATTGATAAAGTGTTTAAATTAACTTAATGGAAAATAATAAACAGTTAACCGTATGGCAAAGATTAACAAGAGCGTTTGGACCGAACGCATTACTTAATCAAGATTACCCAACATATAAGTTTGACAAACAAGAACTATTAAAGACTACCTCAAAACAGGAATATGAAAAAGAGTTATTACAGGCTCAACAAACATATTATCTTGCAAATCAGTGGACTAAAATTGAAAGTAATCTTTATACCCAAGCGGTATATTACGAACCAACAAGATTGGCATCATTTTATGATTACGAATCAATGGAATATACGCCAGAGATTTCTGCTGCCTTGGACATATACGGAGAAGAATCCACTACAGTTGACCAAAATGGTTATATGTTGCAGATTTATTCTGAGTCAAAAAGAATTAAAGGTATTTTAACTGATTTATTTAATAATGTATTAGATATTAACACAAACTTACCAATGTGGACAAGAAACACTTGTAAGTATGGTGATAATTTTGTGTATTTAAAATTGGATTCTGATAAGGGTGTTGTTGGATGTATGCAACTTCCAAATATTGAAATTGAACGTTTGGAAAGAGGTATGCCGGCAAAAAGTCAAAATGTTGAGGACCCAAAAGAAAATAGAGGTTTAAGATTTAAATGGAAAGCAAAAGACATGGAGTTTAACTCGTGGGAGATAGCTCACTTTAGATTAATGGGCGACGATAGAAAACTTCCTTATGGTACTTCTATGTTAGAAAAAGCTCGTCGCATTTGGAAACAATTATTGTTGTCAGAAGATGCAATGTTGATATATAGAACATCAAGAGCCCCTGAAAGAAGAGTATTTAAAGTATTTGTTGGTAACATGGATGATAAAGATGTTGAGGCATATGTACAACGTGTGGCTAACAAATTTAAAAGAAGTCAAGTTGTAGATAGTCAAACAGGTAATGTTGATTTGAGATTTAATCAAATGGCGGTCGACCAAGATTATTTTATCCCTGTTCGTGACCCGGCTCAATCATCTCCAATTGAAACATTAGACGGAGCTAAAAACCTGTCTGAAATTGCGGATATTGAATACATCCAAAAGAAATTATTGACCGCACTTCGTGTACCTAAAGCGTTTTTAGGATTTGAGGAAGTTGTTGGTGAAGGTAAAAATTTATCACTACAGGATATTCGTTTTGCTCGAACAATTAACAGAATTCAAAAGTGTATGATTGCGGAAATGAACAAAATCGCAATTATTCATCTTTTTTTACTAGGTTTTGAGGACGAATTAACTAATTTCACTTTAGGATTAACTAACCCATCAACCCAAGCCGATTTACTTAAAATTGATGTTTGGAAAGAAAAGATGTTATTATACAAAGACGCAGTTGCGGCAATCGAAGGTATTGCTCCTGTATCGGTTTCTTGGGCTAAGAAACATATTTTAGGTTTCTCTGACGAAGAAATTAAACTTGATTTACAACAACAAAGAATTGAAAAAGCGGTAGGTGCCGAGTTAACAAACACTGCAACAATTATTGCTCATACAGGTGTATTTGATAATGTGGATAAATTATATGGAGGTCCGGGTACAGGGGCAACCGCATCATCTGAAGCGACTCCTCCACCACCTCCGGGAGGTGATATGGGAGGATTAGGACCTGAACCTGGAGGGGCCGAATTACCGCCTCCACCCCCACCAGGAGGTGAAGCCGGAATTACTCCCGAATCAGAAAATAGAGATAATCTAAATATTTTATTAGAATCGGACTCTGTGTTTGAAGAAGATTCTTACATAGATTTATCTAAAGCAAGAAATTCATTAGGTCAAATGGAATCTCAACTAGAAAAACTTCTGAGAGATTGATATTTATAATAAAAAAGAAAATGATTAAGTTCGGAAATATTAAATCAAAGATTGAAGAAAAGTTACTTGAATCTTATTCTAACAATACTTTTAAATCTGAAATGAAGACTTTTAAGTCTTTGGTTTTAGGTAATAAAAATATTAGTAAACTATTTTATCTTTACGATGAGATGAGTTCTAATAAAGGTTTAAATGAATCTTTGGTTAATGACTACATTTATGAGTGTATTACAGTTTATGAAAATACCGTAAATAAAATCGACGAATCTACAATCTCTAAATTGAAATCTTGGGTTTCAAATGTTAAGTGTGACAACAAATATGAAAATATTGACAATTTATTTTCAACTGATGTTTTAACAATTGAATCTCGTTTAAAGAGTAAAAAAATTATTTCTGAAAATTTAATTAAATCACCTGAAACCAAAAAGACAGAAACTGTTAATTTACCAATATCAACAATGGTTAATATTGCAAATAAAACATTTTCAAATTATGTCGAAAATTTAAATGAATCTGATAGACAGGAATTAATTAAATTTTTAAAGACAGAGGATTCTGAATTAGAACCACAATTTGAGTCAATTAAAGATGAGGTTAAATCAAAATTAACTTCATTAAAAGAAAACACGACAGATACTGACACTTTAAATAGAGTTGAGGAAACAATAACAAAAGTTGATTCTGAGACGTATAACAAATTGTCATTCTTCAAATTAAAAGGATTAAACGAAAGCCTTTAATTTTCGGAATCTTTCTTTTTTTGAACGTATTTGGCTTTTTTAAGAATATCTCTCTTTTTAACAGATTTTTTGGTATATTCTTTTCTATTAACCAACTCAGCGGTTTGTTTTGTTCTAATAACCTTGCTCTTGAGAATTTTAAGTGCCTTCTCAATGTTCGTATGTTTATCTAACTTAACAATTATCATATATAAGAAATATCTCTAAATGAATTTTTTTTTGACTATCGATACAAATATACTTATTTTTTTTAAAAATAAACTTGTATAATATGAAAAGTTGATGAAAAAGGGGAAGACCTCACAAATTCAGGGGTTCAAAACAGCCAAGGTAATCTATGGCACAGTTGATTCGGTTAATTTCAAATCAGTATACCTCAACATTCAAACATGGGTTGACCCCAAAATAAACTCAGAAAATTGGAATAGGATAGTTTTAAACTTAAGTAGGGCAATAAAACATTCAGTTTTAGAATCATTAGATAAAATTTTATTTGATAACAAATTTATAGTTGATTTAGATTTAAGGTCTAGTGGTTTACAAAAAGGAAAAAAGTCATTTTTAAATTTAGAAATAAATTTTTACTTATCAGGTTCAGAAACGGATTTCAAGTCAAGGAGAATTAAAGATGCTTTAAAAAAAGTATGTAAACAAGTATTCCAAGATAATTTTACAAATAACGAATATTTTAAATTTCACTTAACCAAAACTAAAAAAACTAAGGTAGAAAAAACAGAAACCGATAATCTTTAATATTTATAAAGAAAAATTAAAGATGAATCATCAAATCATACAACCTGGTCAAATCGGAAAGGGAATACTTGTTGAATACGACGCAGGGTATATATCACCAACCGAACAACGTAATGCGGATTTAATACGTGAATCTAAGGGAATGCTTGACCACTCAAAACCATTTGAGTTCTATGCGGTATTACAAAAGTATAATACCCCAAATAGAAACGGAAGAGTATATCCTGAGAAAGTATTAAAGAGAGAAGCGGATAATTATAAAAAAATGATTGACAAGGGTATTGCGTTATCTGAACTTAACCACCCTGAATCTTCACTTGTTGATTTAGATAGAGTTTCACATGCAATAACTGAAATATGGTGGGAAGGACCTGTTTTAATGGGTAAATTAAAACTATTAACTTCACCAGGGTTTCATGAAAGAGGAATTGTTTCAACTAAGGGAGACCAAGCCGCAAATCTGTTAAGACAAGGTGTTACTTTAGGTATTTCATCTCGTGGAGTTGGGTCTTTAAAAAAGGTTGGAGAACATAATGAAGTTCAGAATGATTTTGAAATAATTTGTTTTGACCTTGTGTGGTCACCATCTACACCTGGCGCTTATTTATTCTTAGAACCAAATGATAGATTTAATTTTGAAGAAAACTTAGAGGAAGAGAATAAAATGAAGTCTCAAAGAGTTTCTGATGAAAGTTCAAACAAATCGCTTGACTTAATGAAAAAATTGAACGATTATTTGAAGTACTAAAAATAATAAAAATGAACGAAAAATATTTTGTAGCAAAAATTACAACAGACATGCCTGACACAGAGACAGGTAAAATTAAAAAACTAAGACAAGAAAAATTAGTTAAAGGTTTTTCACCAACAGATGTAGAGGCAAAAGTGACTAAAGTTTTTGAAAATTATTCTGAAGATTGGAGAATAACTGCAATTGTTGAAAGTAAGATTGATGAGGTGATAGAATAATCTTAGTATAACAATAAGAAAGAAAAGGAGGGTTTATCCCTCCTTTTTTTATTTTATTTAATTCAAAATATCAATTATAGATAATTTTTTTGAATTTGTACAATATTTATATAAAAATTAAAAACCAAAAATGGCAAAAGAAAAATCAATTGTTGAAGAGGCAATCATCCAAATGAAAAACTTGGAAGAAGCGGTTGCTGAAAATGCAAAAGGAATACTTGCTTCTACTATGAAGGAAGAAATCAAAGAACTAGTAAAGGAATCTCTATCTGAACAAGAAGAAGAAGAGATTGGAATGACTGATGTAGACATGGAAGGACCTGAAATGGAAACAGATGACGAAATGGATTCTGATGACATGGAAATGGGTATGGACATGGATACTGATGACGAAGAGGAAGATATGGAAGAACCAATCGACCTTACCGACAAGTCAGACGAAGAAGTACTTCGTGTATTTCAACTTATGGGACCTGATGACAACATCATCGTTACAAAAGACGATGCTGGTAACATCAATATCAAAGATGAAGAAAATGAATACATGATTGTAGGTGAATCTGACGAAGAAATGGAAGAAGAATTCTATGAGGGAGAAGAAATGGAAGAATCTATGGAAATGGAAGAAGAATCCGATGAAATGGAAAAACCATATTCTACTGACGAATCAATTGAAGACATTGTTTCTAGAATGTTTGATGATGAAGAATCAGACGAAGAAGAAATGGATTCGGACGATGACATGGAATTTAGCGATGAATATTCAGAAGGTGATGAGATTATGTACGAAATCGAAATGTCTGATGACTCCGATAATGAAGAGGAGGGAGAAGAAAATGAAGGGATTATGTACGAAATCGAAATGTCTGATGAAGACAATGAAGAGGAAGAGTATGACGAATACAATGAATCTTTAGAAGAGTCTAAAAAGGCGTTCAAAGCAAAAGGTAAGAACACGGGTAAACCAAAATTCTCATATAATAAAAATCCAAATCAAGGCGAAGGTTTTAAAGTTCTTAAAAAGAATCCTGACAAAACTATGGGTACAGGTAACGCTAAAAAAGTTAATGTATACAAAGATAAGGAAACTCTTGATGGTGAATTTAAACACAAGCCAAAGAAAGTGGAATCAAATGAAGCATCAAGAACACTTGGTAGTGGCAAAAGATGGGGTAGAAAAGGTTTGAACAAACCAAAAGCGGCTCCACGTCACTTAAAAGTTGAGTCTGTAGATTCTTCTGAATTACAAATTCTTAGAGAGAAAAACGAAGAGTACAGAAAGGCACTTAACGTGTTCAGAAATAAATTAAACGAAGTTGCGGTTTTTAATTCAAATTTGGCCTATGCAACACGTTTGTTTACCGAACACTCAACATCTAAGCAAGAAAAAATTAACATCTTGAAAAGATTTGACGGTGTTGAAACTCTTAAAGAATCAAAGAATTTGTATAAAACAATCAAGGAAGAACTTTCAACTGTACAAAGTCAACCAATGAATGAGTCAATCGAGCGTAAAATTGAATCGACTCCATCGACAGGTTCTGCGGTTAACTTAATTGAGTCAAAAACTTATGAAAATCCTCAATTCCTCAGAATGAAAGACTTGATGGCAAAATTAAAATAAACTCAAAATTAAATAAAAATTAAAACAATGGGAGCATTATTAGAATCAGGTCTTGTTGGTAACATTGGTCTTAAGCACCTTAAAGTTATCAAAGAAGATACTATTAACAAATGGGACAAATTAGGGTTCCTTGAAGGTCTTAAGGGCCACCTAAAAGAGAACGTAGCTCAGCTTTATGAAAACCAAGCTAGTTACTTGATTAACGAAGCAACTTCTGACGGTTCTTCAGGTTCATTCGAAACTGTTGTATTCCCAATCGTTAGACGTGTATTCTCAAAATTACTTGCTAATGATATCGTATCAGTACAAGCTATGAACTTACCTATCGGTAAATTGTTCTACTTCGTACCTAAGATTCAGGCTTATGCGGGTGGTAACCCATATTTTGACCCACAAACACCATTAAATAATTATGATGGTTCTTCAGGTTCTCACTTGGGTCCTGTAGGTGCTCCTGGTAACTACCCTGGTTCACCAACATCAGGATATACAACTGGTAACCAATTCCAAAAGAATCTTTATGATTTGTTCTATGAAGGTAACGAAGGTCAATTAGACCCTCCAGGTTTGTTTGACTATTCAAAAGGTCAGTGGTCTGCAATTACAGTTACTACAAATGTTCAAGTTTGGTCAAACGGAACATTGATTGACTATACTAACGAATTCGAAGGTTTGAATGTTAGAAAAGTTATCGTTTCTATGTGTGGTTTTGCTAACGCAGGTAACGGTAAATTGATTGGTCCTGATGGTAATGAGTATGACTCAGAAACTTTCTTGTCTGACTTGAGAATTTACTCAACAAATGACTTCCAAGGTGGTGGTTGTACAAACTTATTGGACGACGCTGGTAATCCAAATTCATTATTGTTCAGAGTTGTTACTCAACAATATGGTCAAGGTATCGTTTCAGGTTTGAATGTTCGTACTGCAACAACATGGCCAACTGACGGAAATGGTGGTTCTTATAATGATATTTGTAGCCCAACAGGTTGCATCTACTTAGAAGTTGACCTTTCTTGTCCAATTTGTGCTACTTGTGATTCAACATCTTTAGATGGTTACACAGGTACAACTATTAGCGGTCTTGGTGTTAATGACTTTAACGCTGTATTCAGACGTTATAAGAACTTAGAATTCGAAGACCAAATCGGTGAGGTTTCTTTTGACCTTGAGTCTGTAACTGTTTCAGTTGCTGAAAGAAAGTTAAGAGCTCAGTGGTCTCCAGAACTTGCACAAGACGTTGCGGCATTCCACAACATCGACGCTGAAGCTGAATTGACAGCTTTATTGTCAGAGCAAGTTGCTGCTGAAATTGACCGTGAAATTCTTCGTGACCTTCGTAAGGGTGCCGCTTGGAACTTACGTTGGGACTACAACGGTTGGAGAAGAATTTCTCAAACTACATCTTACACTCAGAAAGATTGGAACCAAACATTGATTACTGTAATCAACCAATTGTCAGCTCAAATCCACAAGTCAACTCTTCGTGGTGGAGCTAACTGGATTGTTGTATCATCTGAAGTTTCAGCAATCTTTGATGACTTGGAATATTTCCACGTTTCAAATGCGTCTCCTGAGCAAGACCAATACAACATGGGTATTGAAAGAGTGGGTACTTTGGCTGGTCGTTACCAGGTTTATCGTGACCCATACTTCCCACCAAACCAAGTATTGATTGGTCACAAAGGTACATCGTTACTTGACACTGGTTACATTTACGCACCGTATGTACCACTTCAATTAACTCCAACCATGTACAATCCATTCAACTTCACACCAATCAAAGGTATCATGACTCGTTACGCCAAAAAAATGGTAAATAACAGGTTCTATGCCAGAATTACAGTTGATGGTGTTCGTACATTTGATTTAAGAGAATTGAGATAATTAATATCTTAGTAATATTAAAAAGGTCAGAGAAATCTGACCTTTTTTTTACGTTTTGTTTAAACAAAAGATTTATAATATTTATACAATATGAATCTTAGAGAAAGTATAAAAAAACATCTTATCCTTGAAAAAAGAATTGGTCAAATTGCAACCAATTTTGAGGTTACTTTTGGTTTTGATGTCATAACCACAAAACATTCAAATTACAGAAGTGGCGGAAGAGATTTAGATGATTATAATCAAAGACCTGTATCTAATGCGGAAATTGTCGAATTTATCCAAAATTTTAAAAGAGATATTGCGGAAAAAATACTGACAGGTGAAATTCAACAAAGTGAACCATTTGTTCTTGTTTCTAACAGATGGGAACTTGCTATGGCTGTTTCGGCTGAGAGAGAATCTGGTACTTATTGGAAACTTGTTGTAATAACTGTATTCAGACAATCGGACCTTTATAAGTTCAAAGTAGGTAAAGACCAAGTTGTGATAGAAAAATAGACGAAAATGGTAATTTTAACGACGTAAACCTATTTTGGATAAAGGTCATTAAACTTAAATAAAGATATTTATATGTAAATGTTTTTTACATATGAAGTTTTTCTTTTTATTGTTTTTTCTACCATTACTATCAAATGCACAACTTAGAGATTCGGTTTATGTAACGACACCTATTTTCAATGTGGTGTATTCTGAAAAGTTACAACAACCAAAATGGGTTGAATATAAGGTATTATGTACCGACGGTACAATATCACGTAAAGGTCTTGATTTTTATCCTGTAAAAGGAATTGTCACCTCAAATGAGGAAGACTATGAAAATAATGTATACGATAAAGGTCATTTGGCCCCGGCTGCTGACTTTAATTGTGATAAAGAAAATTTAAAACAAACTTTCTCATATCTTAATTGTACGCTCCAACATGAGAAACTAAATCGAGGTACGTGGAGACTTCTTGAGGTTCACGAGAGAGAACTCGCAAAAACTAATACAGTCTCAGTTCAAATCAGGATGAATTATAGTAAAAATTCAAAAGTATTATCGACAGGGGCAACTGTACCTGACTCATTTACAAAAATAATAACTTATGGAAATAAGAAAGAAAAATATTTCTTCAAAAATGAAGAGCCGAAATCGTCTGACTACAACATTTACAAGGTCAAATGATAATAAACAATTAAACCAATAAAAAAATGAAAAAAATCGTTTTATTACTCACACTTTGTCTATCCTTTATTCTCGGATATGGTCAATATGACTTATCCAAGAATATTGACAGACAAGTAATGGTGGTTCCACAAAAAGGTATGGAATCCCAAACTCAGGCGTTTATTCAGAGAAGTAACGCTCAGATTGTTGCTAATTTTGAGCAACTTGGATGGTATGTTGTATTACTACCTGAAAATTTAACTCAAGATTCATTCGTTAGGTCTTCCAAAGACTTACCGTTTATTAAAGAGGTCTATAAAGACCAAAAGGTTGAAATGAAACTTGATTATATTCCAAATGATGTGGAATTTAATCAATGTTGGCACTTACGTCAAACGAGTGACAAAGACATTGATGCTGATGAAGCTTGGGATTTAGTTCCGGCAACTAATCCAACTGTTAGTGTTGCAATGTTTGATGGAGGTCTTGATTTAACTATTCCTGATTTGGCCGGTAACACAACAAATCCGTTTAATGCCGTTAACAGTACTACGAACATTCCTTATGTAAATGCCGAAGATAAACACGGAACAACCTGTTCAGGTACTATCGCTGCAGTTACAAACAACAGTATTGGAGTTAGTAGTGTTGGTAATAATAAGGTTAAGGTAATGCCTGTTAACATTATGTCTCAGGTTTTTGCTGGAGGTAGTTTTTCTACTTCAGATGTGATTCAAATTAATGGCGTTAATGCGGCTATGGCTAATCCAACTTGTGTTGCAATTGCAATGTCATATGGTGGTTCATCTTATTCATCGGCCCTTGACGCAGCTTTCCAAGCGGCAAGAACAACGGCAAGAGGTGGAAAAGGAATGGTTGTGGTTGCCTCATCAGGTAATGGTTCTTCAGGAACTGCAAATCAATACCCCGCTAATTATAGTGGAGTTTGGGGTATCGGAGCAACATCATCAACTGACCTTAAAGCTAGTTTTTCTAACTTTGGTCAAATTTGTGATATATCCGCCCCTGGCACACAAATTAGAACTGTCGATAGACCAGGAACTGCAGGATATAGTACAGGTGATTATACCTCAATAAGTGGAACATCATTCTCTTGCCCGATATTTGCGGCTTCTGCTGCGTTTTGTTTTTACAAGAATTGGGAATTAACTGATGACCAAGTTTTACAAATACTTGCAACAACGGCTGAAAAAGTTGGGGGATATAGTTACACAAATAACTCAACTTGGCCACTGTCAACAAGAAGTAATGAACTTGGTTATGGTAGAATTAATTTAAGAGATGCTATTATTGCAACACCAAATCCAGGAGGAATTGTTCCACCACCACCACCACCACCAACTTTGGTTCATAACTTTTTAATTAACACTTTAACTGTAAATCCCGCAACTGTTACAGTTGGCTCTAATATTACAATTTCAGCAACAATTGCAACACAGAACCCAACGTATCCGGCAGTTGAAGTAATGACTCAGCATAGATTATCAACTAATACAACTTGGGGTGACTCTGATGATATTATCATAGGTACCACAAGTGGTACATTAGGTGGTGGTGTAGCAACAGATGTCGAGACAATAACTTATAATGTTGGTAACATTACGGGGCTCAGATATATTATCAGTAGGGCTAATTTTATGGGAACTATTTCAGAAACTAATCCAAATGATAATACAAGACAAGCAAGTTTCAACGTTACCCAACCAAGTGCCGCTGGTGCCGACCTATCAGTATCATTAACTATACCATCAACACCTTCGACCACAATTTCACCAACTCAAACCACAGTTACTTTTCAGTGGAAAGTTACAAATACAGGAACAGTTCCAATTACATCATTTACTTGGGACAGAATGTGGGTGAATATTCCTGAAGCAACCAGAACTTGGCCTATACCCCCAAATGGTGCTTTTCCAGGTTCTTGGCAAGGTCCATTACTTCCGGGCCAGTGGATTTATCTACCGGGTGGAGGAACACCAACTAATCGAGTAAGTGTATCTTATTTATCGGCATCCGCGTGTTTTAGTGCGAACAGTTGTGCTTTACCACTCGGTTCAACAAACACTTTCAGATTAAGAATTCTTACTGTAAATGGGGGAACAGGTGATAGTAACCTTGCAAATAACCAAGTTGAATGTACTGTAACAAGACTTGCAACTGCGGTTAACAATGGAGATGTTATTGATACACCTGAAGTTAAATTTGTTGAGGTTAGACAGTTTAGTAATTTATATGAAAAACCAATTAGATACGGTAGCATTGATGAAGCGATACTTGAAAAGGGACTTAATATAATTCATATCCATTACTCAGATGGAACAGTAGAAATCAGAAAGATTTCGGTAAATTAAAAAATAAATTTTATATATAAAGGGGAGGCGAGAGCCTCCTTTTTTATTTTATGGATATTTATAAAGAAAATTAATCAACATGGCATTTAATTATTATTATGATTTTGAGGACTGTACACAAATAGACCTCACAGGTAACCCAATAAACTATGTTGTAGGTTCTAATTATGTTTTAAATGAAGGTGAATATTACACTATTTTTAACGTATCGAGTCCAAATCAACGAGTTTGTGGGGTAAATCTTACAGCATCAACCTCAACCGCTGCGACATATTATACTGAAGCTATTTATGAATATTCATCATGCACAACATGTTTAAGCGCTATAACCAACATAATATCCGTTTCAGGTTTAACTCCATTAAGTAGCGGAAATACGTTAACCTTAGTTGCTGATAGTAGATATATCAAAGGTGATATAATCCATATAGATATTGTATACGACTCGTCTGGGGATTTAGTATTCATTAATACACCTGCATTAATAACTGGTATATCAGGATATACAGAGACTGGATGGACAGTACCTAATATAATAGAATATGTACCTTATAAATCTTTTAAACAAGTTATTGAATCTAAGGGTGTTTATTATTTAATTTCGGATTGTTCTGGTGGTACCGAAAGTATAATTTTAAGTAAGCAAGAGTTGTTATATCAAAATGCGGTTATTAACCTACCTTATGGTAATTCTCCTTGTAAGGTTATTTTAACCGCTTTAACTGAGGGAAATTATTCGGATATTTCTGGAGTTACAACTGTTTTAAATAGTTCTGTAATATATTCAAAGTGTGACCAATGTTTATCAAGTTTAGAATCGGCAGTTGTTGATGATGAGTTTGAACAAAATACCTACGACGCTCTTACGATTAGTGAATTGAAACAATTAACTGATGGGTCTATAGTGGTAGGAGGTTCAGAATTACAAACAGTGGATAATGGAGACTTATTTAATTTTGGTAATATTCTTAAGTTAAATCAAGATGGAAGCCCCAATTTAACTTTTAATCCAAATAGTCAAGGTTCATTAAATTTGAATGGAAGTACTTTTATATACTCAAATTATTCTGAAGATTTTAATTTAACTGGTAATTTTTCAATTGAATTTTGGTTTAAATTAGGTAATCACGGTACAGATGGTGGTATTATTTCATTTAAAGACGGTGATGATAATGGATGGGAGATTAGATTCGAAGGAGATGATAATTTCATAACATTTGACTATAATGGTAATTTATTAACATCAACAACTGAACTGAATGCCAATGAGTGGTATAATATTGCGGTTGTGAATGATTGTGGTACAGATAATTTAATTATGTACATTAATGGTAGTGATGATGTTACTACAGGATGTACAAGTGGATTAACCGCAAGTACTGAAACTATATTTAAAGTTGGGGTTAATAAATCCCTTAATTCTTATGTTTCAGGTTTAATTACAAATGTTAGAATTGTTAATGGTGACGATAATTTTGCATATGACGGAACCTTTACCCCCCAAACTTCTCCATTAAGAAATAGACAGAATGGTTATGGTAACGTTAGGAGTATTAGTCCTAGCGAAGTTGTTCTATTATTGAATTTTGAGGATAAATACAGGACACTTTTTGATACTAGTGTTTATAAAAAACCATTCTATGTTAAGAATCCGTCGGTACTTAAGATTGCTGAAAAATGTCGTTGTGTGAGATTTAGAAACACCGGTACAACTGTTCAAAATTTAACATGGCAAAAATGTTTTGAACCAGGTTTTGGACAAAATTCTTTGGTGACAGTTCCTATATTACCAGGAGAAACATTACCGTATACATGTGTACAACAAGGAATTCTTTATCCAAGTAATTTTAATTATCCAGGAATAATAGCTGAAATTGGTATACTTTCTGATGGAAATTGTGTTCAAATAAGTAATACGGAATTCCTTTGTCCCGGCCGTTGTAATTGCTATTCAGTTAAAAATAATACATCTGATGTCATTGAACTACAATATTATGATTGTAACAGAGATTTAATTACTGATATTTTTATAGCTCCTAATGACCCTGAAATATTAGTTTGTTCATTATATTTTATACCTTCTAATCTAACAATAGTAGACCAAAATTATCAATGTAGTGCGACAACTCAAACTTATCCTTTTGGATGGCAATGCGCTCCTCCGGTTGACCCAAGATGTGCTCCAATATATGTTGATTATTGTTATAACCAGTTTGCACCAAATAATAACGGAACTCAACCAGGACCAATAACCGCTTGGTATTCAACAGGTTTATTAGGTAATACTCAATTGAATTTAAATTTACCTTCTACAATAACTGTTAACCACAATGTCGGTGCTCGTTATCAAATAGATATTACTCATACTTTAAGCTATACTACAAATACGGGTAGACTATGGATTTTACACACTAATAGTAACGCATATGTTTCTACTGTAGCGGCACCTTATTTAATCGATGAATGGTTTTTATTCTTTACTCAAGGAGTTGGATTTACTGTTACGTATAATAGAAGAATAACTATCGGAGCCGCGTTAATGACCGGAACTATAAATTGGGGACCTGGTAGTGGTATGGCGGCTAGAGATAATACCACGTTAATTGTTAGTAGATATAGTCAGGTGTCAAGTACCTTTGCAACACCTACAAGTATTGTACAACTTAATATTGCCGCAGGTAATAACATTACCCTAACAACCGCACAGGTGACAACATTATTCTCATTACCCGCCAATGGCTCTGTTATTACACTTAATGATGCACCTATTGATGGAATCAATAACCCAATTAATATTAGTTCAAAAATAGTAGTGTCAGGAGGTATGACATTAACGGATAACAATAGATTAATTATCAAGTGTAAGTTAGGTGCTAACCCTAGTGGTAATGTTGACCAAATATTATTACAATATACTTTGGCCGGAACATTAGAACATGCTCGTCGTTTGGACCCAATCGGACTTTCAAATCCAATTAATAGTGCTGTATTCTCATATGACAACCGAGTATTAATACAATCAACAGCGGGAGCAAATCCTGTCGGATGGTCAGTACTTAGATATAATGGTACACCTACTGCAATGACTACATCACTGAGTAATCAAACGGTTCCTCTTCTTTTCCCTGGTCAATACACATTAACAGGACCAATGGGGGCTTCATCACCAAGAAGGGTTAGTATTGCTAATGCATGTCCAACTGTTGATTTACCTATAAATGTTACAAGTATAAGTTAATTATTAATTATTACATAAAAAAAGGAGGCCACTTAGACCTCCTTTTTTATTTTATAGATATTTATAAAGAAAAATTAAAATATGAATTATAGCGGAGCGCCAACTGGAAATACCTTCTCGATTGATTTACCTGAAGGTTTTAAATTTAATTTTTATGGTAAAGAATATGATACCGTATATGTTAACGCAAATTCTTACCTGACTTTGGACCAAGGGTCCGAATCAGGAGGTCTCATTTTACCCGACCAAATACCTTCTGAAATTGATTCTTCAGGTGTTTTTATGTCAACTTATGGGGATTCAAACAACGATAACCAAACATATATAACCAGTGTAACCACAGGTTTAACAGATGATGACAATACTTTCACTGTAACAGTACAAGGGGGTTATCAAAAATTAGGTGGTGGTAACCAGTGTTATTGTTACACAGTACTTTATAATCCCCCTCTTGATTCGCCTAATTATGACCAATTTTCATATATATGGCCACCTAATACACCTCAACAAGTTATTCCATATCCCGAAACCATCTCATTGAGATATTTCGATTGTAAGAATGTTGGGGTGTGTGCCACAGGCATCAACGCATTAGGAACTCAGTCTGTTACTTTAACCGCAGGAGTTCCACAACAGATATGTTCGTATCCCAGTTATTTAACCAGTCAGGTGTTCGTTAATACCACCACTGGTCAGTACGAACAACCATCCCCTGGAGTTTGTGGTTGGATGACATTTTTACCGAATGACGTACCTGGTGTTGCAACTACTGATTTCAATAATCCCCCCAATAGTTTTATTACATTTACACCGGTTTTATCACAAGGACTACAATCTCTATGTGTTAGTTCAGATGGTTTAACAAGTTTGGACTCTCAGTTTTATATTAATGCCGCAACCGCTGTTTGTCAAATACAACCACCACCAACTAATTGCCAGTGTTACATGATATACAATTCGGCGGGTTCACAGAGACAGGCATTTTTCACAGCTTGTTCTTCATTAAATCCAAATTCTGTAACATTGAACCCACAAGGTAGTGCTAGAGTATGTGTTAATGCGACTACAAATTTCACATTTAATGGAGCGGGTGTTGTGGTATCACCTTTGGGGCCTGACGGAGTACAGTCATGTGTTAATAATAATAGTTGTGCAGGACCAAATTGTTTTTGTTTTAGTGCATATAATGAAGATAACCAAACTGGTGAAATAACCGGAATTGTTGATTGTGCAACAGGAAACGCACTTCAACCATTTCCAATGTTCCCATCATTTGGTTATACTCAGACAAGTCCTGTAAAAATATGTTCTAGAACTTTTCCTAGTTCATCAAGTAATGTAACAATAGCTTCTACATTTTCAGCTTGTACTGGACCTTATACCATAAATAATGGGGCTCAAGAATATAATTGTCCTCCATGGGAAGAACCACCATTACCTTGTTATTGTGTACAAGTTTCAAATAATGCACCTGTTTTCAATAACACAGTTTCAGTAACTGGTGGTTGGGGTCGATTAAGATATAGAGATTGTAGTGGTGATATTGTAAATGAAGCTTATGACCTAAATGTACCACCTAGAAGTAGATTTAGGTTATGTATCCAAGAAATATTGGATGTTAGTCCGTCTCCTTCGTCGTTTAATAATTCTCAAGGAGTAAGTATCAGAAATGACCAGATTTTGTGTCAAACAAATAATGACGGAGATACTGTTTGTCCATGTCAATGCGTTCGGGCGACGAGAATCAATACAGTTCCGGGTTCCATTGGCGGATATAGGTATAAAGTTTGTCAATTACCCAACAGTAACGCTTCAGAAATTATAGGAATATTATCGGATGGAAACCCGCAAGATTTTGTTTGTACTGAAATGTACGGGACTTCGGCAATTACAGTCAATTTCATAAATAACACATCATTTACTTTTTTAGGTACCTCATGTAATTCTTTATTCTCTTTTTGCGAACCAACACCAACTCCAACACCTACTAAGACTAAAACACCAACTCCTACAAGAACTAGAACTCCGACCGTAACAAGGACTCCGACCCAAACAAGGACTCCGACCCAAACAAGGACTCAAACTCCAACTGTAACTAGAACTCAAACTCAAACTAGAACTCAAACTCAAACTAGAACTCAAACTCCAACTGTAACAAGAACTCCAACCCAAACTAGAACTCAAACTCCAACTATAACAAGAACTCAAACTCAAACTAGAACTCAAACTCCAACAATGACATCAACTATGACTAGAACACCTTCACAAACACCTTTACCACCTTTACCACCTTGTTCAGTTTTAATTAATTCGACAAATACAAATAGTTTATGGGCATATAATGTAACAAATAATACAGTTATACCGTTATTCTTACCTGGAGTATTTACAACCCCATATACTGATGTTGCCGCGTCTCAAGACAACAATATACTTGTTTTAGGTTACAATTTATTTACCGCGAATCCAACAATCCAATACTGGGGTATCGATTTTGTTGCCGGAAGTATTATTTCGGGACCAACTACCACAACATTCAATGTAACGGGTATTGGCGAAGGTTTAGGGTTGAACTTGACAGGAGACAGAATCTATGTATCAAGAACGGTTAATGGAACCCAAAGTATTTTAATATCAAACTACACAGTTAACCCAATAACTAGTAATACATTATTAACTTTACAAGCAGGAAGAACTGTTTCAGGTGATATCCTTAGAACAACAACAGGTAAATTAATATTCACAAGTAGAGATAATACTAGCTTGTACATTGAGCAATGGTCTACCGATGATGTTACGGCGACATTTGATGGTGATTTTAATTTAACGGGATTAAATATGTTGTTTAATATTAATGTTGAATCTGATATATTCATACAAGATGGTGTGTTTTATATAACTAGAGGTGCTGGTACTAGTGAGAGTGTTTGGACTTTAAGTCAGGACGGAGGTACTTTACAAGAAATTTATACACAAATGCCAACAAATGGTCTAATAAGAGGGGCCACATCGTTCCCTGAATGTAACGATTGGGAATTCACATTTGTTGACCCTAGATGCAGACCACTTGTAATATTTGCACCATGTCTTAATGACTCTCCAGTGGCGGGAAATATTTTTAGTATTTACGCTTTAAATCCGGCAGGTAATAGCTTACAACAAATTAATTTCACACCAGGTATTTCATGGGCTGGAGGTACTGGTAATAGATACAGTATGGATATAGCTCACACTCTAAATTACGATAGTAACACTGGTAAAATGTGGATTTCACTCAGACAGATAACTAGTTCTAATCCTCAATATAACATTTTTGAATATAATTTGAGTGTTACTTTAGATGGAATATTCGGTGTAACTTATGTTAGACGAATTAATTTACCTTTAGGTTTTATTATAGGTAAAGGTCTAGCAGTTAGAAATAATAATACTCTTATTACAAGTAGAGAACCTGCTGGAGTAACAAACCATGTCGAAATAGTTGAGTTGGATATTAGTAATCCTGCAGACCCATTAAATTTGACAAATGCTCAAGTTACTGAAATTCTTACATTACCTATTGGAGGTGATACATTTGTAACCACAGGAACTCAAGGAATTATTACAATGATTGCCAATAGAAGAGTAGTAGTTACTGGTGACATGGTATTAACAGATGAAGGAAATTTAATTATAATGGGTATGCAAATGCTGGCAACTGAAGGATGGGGTCAAACTGATAACGCTAAATGTTTGTTACAATATGATTACGCGTCAGGCGTTATAAACTTTATAAGAACTTATCCTTGGAATGGTGTGGGTCATCAGTTTAGTCCTGTTATTTATAACGATAGTCTATTTGGTATAGGGTCAGGGGCAAATGATTGTAATATTCCATTCGCATATCGACCGATAAATATAACTAATGGAAATTATGCTGGTACTTCATATAACGTTCCAGCACCTACTAATTTTGTTAACATAGGTCCTTATGGTGCGTCATCACCTAGATTTATAGGAGGTACAAATCCTTGTATAACAACAAATGGTAATTTGATACCAAACATTGTAAATTAAAAACTATGTATTTTAAAAAAAGGAGGTCACTTAGACCTCCTTTTTTATTTTATAGATATTTATAAAGAAAAATAAAATAGTTATCACAATAAAAAAAAGATAATATGGAAATTACACCATTGAATTGTACAGAGCCATGTGTGAATATAACTCCAAGTAATTTTGTAGTTGATTCACCGACAATTAATATCACGAATGTTTCAAAATTTGTACCGTATAACGAGAAAAAACAGTGTGGCGAATTATACCTACAATTCGACCAAGTATATACTTACGATGTTGTAAATAATGTAAGTTATTCAATATTCACTTATCCGGAATACAGTAACTTTAACCAGCCAAGGTCGGTGTCTCGTACATTAGATAAGATGTTTTTAACTTGTCGAATTTCAGGTGATACGTTTATTAAAGAATATGATATTACTTATAGTCCGCTGACTATAACATTTAATAGAGAAATTTATGCGGATTTAAATCCAAATACAGCTTGGCTCGAGGTAATGACCGCAATTGATAACAATACTTTGATAAGTTTCTCTTCTGTTTCTTACAGTGAGGTTTTTGTGATTGAAGTAAATATAGAACTACCAATTGCCGTAATAACTAGAAAATTCGATTTTATACCCGGTTCCAGCTTTATACGAGGTAATCCAATATTAACTACCGATAAAAAGTTAATTATCGCTAACTCACATAGTGGTAACACATATATAACTCAATACAATTATATTAACGGAGAACTTGAATTGGACCTACAGGTTAACTTATTTTTAAGTCATTTGTTTATATCAAATGGAGAGCTCCATTTGGTCACTTATTTTCAAGGAGTTAATACTTTATATAAAATAAATAAGTTTCACCCTTACGATATAAGTTTTATCCGAATAATGGATATTACACCGTATATTCAACGTATGTGTCAAATACCTCAATGTAACGATGTTTCGTTGATACCCAAAGCGCAACCAGTTAAAAAAACACAGTGTGGAGTTTTCTATCTGTCAGAAGATAAGGTGTATTCTTATAATCCTATAAACAATACAAGGACATTAATATTTACTTACCCTGACTATTCTATAGGTAATCTACCGATTCAAATATCACGTACGCTAGATAAAATGTTTTTGTTAATCGGTACAGGCGCTGGAATTACCCCATATTTAATAAAAGAATATAATATAACATACAGTCCATTAACAATTACATATAACAGAGAAATTCAACTTGATTCTCCTCCAATCGGAGGGTGGTTTTTAAATATGACAATTATTGATGAAACCACTTTAATACTTTATTGTGGTTCATTTACTGAAGGTGTGTATGCTTTACAAGTGGACATATCACTACCTATTGCGATTTATACACCTGTAATAGAACTATTTTCAGATAGAAGACCTTTGCTCGGTTCAATATTTACCACGAATAGTAAGTTAATTGTAGTAACTAACGATATCAATGGTTCTCCCTCTTATATTAGTCAGTTTAACTATCCTAGTGGTGAACTTGAGATAGATATACCGATACCAGTCTCCGCCGGTAATCCTCTTGGTATTTTTATATCAAATAATGAACTTTATTATATGGGGGTTGGTTCTACGTCAGTACCTTTACATAAAGTTAATTTGACTTACCCTTACACAGCCCCTGTGGTTCAATATATTGAGGGTGATTTTAATGTTTTTATAACAGGAGCTGCTCAAATACCTCAATGTTGTGATGTTTCATTTAGGACTCAAGCCGAATCTGTGAAAAATGTTTTCATTTTGGATGGTCAAAATGAAAATTATATATATGAATTAAAAATAGATGAAACGGTTAATTTAAAATCAACATACTTTAAGTCAGGAATTATGACTTTACGTTATTCTCCAGACAGCATTGAAAATCAAGTGTGTTTGAATATAAATCCTGCTTTAAATAACTCAGGTGAGACCGTATTTGAATTGGTTGATTGTTATTATGATTTACCCCCAACAACAATATCAGGAACTTGTTCTTGTGGTACTTATGATTGTTCAGGTTTAAATCTTTATCAAAATACAACTTGGGTTGTAACAATTCCAATAACCAAAAAGAGCGGTACCCCTTTAGTTGGACTGATTACTCCTTTGGTGTATATTGAATCATATTTAGGTACTCCTGTTACTTTCGAATACTACTATTATGGTACATACGGTGTTGATTCTGCCGAGATATCTTTCACATTAGACCAAACTAATTATCGATTTAACGGTGATGTTGAAAACTATAACATATATGCGGACGGTAGTGGTCCTGATAATGTGGTTATGGTGGTAACCGCCCCATACGGTGCAAAATGGAATGGAAGTATTAATTGTGCGACTGATAGTAGTTTATTGTCATATACTTATACTTTCTATAAAGAAAATCCAGGAAAAGTTGATTTAAAAGTAGATAAAAACGCAATAGTAGGTCAAATAAACCCTTTTGGAGGTATTAGTGATGGTAGTGATACATATTCGGAGACATTCAGTAATGCGGGTACCACCGATATACCTATTGACTCCGGAGGATATTTTGATTTTGGAGTTTTTAGTTCAGATTCACCATTTTCAAACGGTAATGGACTTAGCCAAGACTTTTACAACAATGATTCTTATGTAAAATCAATAGAAGTACAACAAGATGACAGTTTATTGGTTGGGGGTAAATTCAATTACTATAATAATGATTCAGTTTCTAATATTGCAAAAATAAAAGTTGACGGAACAATTGATTCATCGTTCAATTTTAATTATTCATTTACGAATGTTAATACGATATCAGCACAACGTGATGGAAGTGTAGTTATTGGCGGTGAATTACCGGTATTAGATTGTAACGAGATATCAATAACTTCGGTAACATATAATGAAGAAACTAGTAATGGTTCATCATATACTATAGGATTCACTCCATTATACAATCCTGACACCGACTTTTTTGCGGTAGAATGGTCTGTTGATAATTTTGAAACCAGTGCTTTAGGTCAATACGTCTTAGCCCCTTTTGGTACTAGTGAATATACTTGGCTTAGTAGTTATGAATTTACCACATGGAACTTATTTTCAGGTAGTAGTTCTAATGTTTACTTTAGAATTATTAAAACTTGTCATTTAAATTTAGCCGGCGTAAGTTATTCTGACCTTGTTTATTCAAATGTATACACAGTTTCTCACACCGGTTCATCATGTCCAAGTGTTGTTTTATTTTTAAGTGGGAATGTCGGAACTGTTGCATATACCATTAGTAAGTATGACGTAACTGCACAAACAACAACGGTTTTGACTTATCATGAGTTAGGTTATGGCTCGGCAAAAAAACCAAAAAATATTGCGTACGTTTATGATAATGTGACTGAAACTGGTAAAGTTTGGGTTTCATGTTCACTATATCGATTTGACAGTCAATGTGTGGAATGTTATAGTGAATCTATAAGTGGTAATTCAGAAATACATGAATATGAAATATTGGATTCTAATTTTTCATTAAGTTATCCTCCTGTAATAAAACCAATAATATCACCAGATGGAGATTATCATAATATTATTGGGCAATCATTGGCGGTGTTCAATGAACAATATTTGGTGACTACCGTAGATTACTTTACTGTTGGGTCACCAAATTTTGTTACAAATATTGTTGATAAATACTTTGCTTTGATTGATATAACAGCAACTGGTGATAGCTTAACTTTTGAATCATCAGTTGAAAGTGTTGGTTTTTACGGTATAACATTCCCACAAAATATTCCATACGAAAATTGCGGAGATATTATAAAAACAAATAATGACACATTAATTTACGGATACAACAAAAAACTATATGAGATTGATATTTTTTCAGGACTAATTTTATATGAAACTAACCAATCGTCAATGTCAAATTTTGACTTAAGAGGTATATTTGTTTATGATAACGAAATATTTGTTAATACTAGTTTTCTTGACGTTTACAAGTTAACAGGAAATATTACGAATCCATTTTCATTATACGATTCAGGAGTTGGAGGCAGTCGAGGCTCATCTTCAAATTATATATGTGATACGGTAAGTCTATCTGCTTATGGTGATTGTTATTGCTATAAGTTCATAAATACTGGTTTCACTAATCAACAAATCGAATATATTGATTGCGGAGGATATACAAAAAAACTCAAAATTAGTACTGGAAAATATATAAAAAGTTGTTTAAGAAGACTAGTATCCGTTGGAACAAACGTTAAGTCAAGTATAGTCAGTTTTTGCGTAAACAATACATGTCCTCCATTTGGATATGGTGGTACTAATATAGTAAAAACTAATTCATTCGGACAATTCGATTATGATTTCATCAATAAGGCCGGTATAGGATTAGACGGGCCTGTGAATATTATTAAAGAGTGGAAACCCGGAGTTATAATCGTTGGGGGTAAATTTACCAACTATAACGGAACTAATGTTAGAGGTATAGTGGCATTAAATTTAGATGGAACTGTTCATTCTAATTTTAAAGGAGGATTTAACTTTGATGAATCAACGCCTAACGTAACTGATATTATAGTTTTATCGGATAGTTCATTAATTGTATTTGGAGGAGGAGACTCTGAAAATTGGTTAATTAATTACCAAGGATTGGCGATTGCTACAAATATTATAAAAATAAATCCAAACGGTTATAGAGTTAATTCTTTCGCGGCCGGAGATGGATTTGATGAAGGTGTAACATCGGCAACATTACAATCTGATGGTAAAATTGTTGTTGCAGGATTATTTGATTGTTATGACGATGATAATGGTAATCATTGTGGTTTAGATTATATAATTAGATTAAACTCTGACGGAACCTACGATAGTACATTTGTAATGAATGTTGGTTTTAACAATAACGTTAACAAATTAATTAATACTTCAATTGATGATATTCTTGTAGGAGGCTCGTTTGATACTCCAACAAGTAAATTAGTTAAACTACGTTCAGGGGGACAAATTGATTTATATAATTTTATAACTTGTGATGGAATCACTGGATTCACTTATGCTCCGTCAAATATAACCAATGGTACTGTATTATTGGCTAACATAAATGAAACTTCTACTGTTTGTGGTACTGTTGGTAATGTTGTTACATCTGGTAATACAAACATTTATTTTTCTGATGGTAAAATAACTTACTCAAGTTGTTCAGAATGTGTGGTTAATTACCAAGTAATATTGTTAGTTAGAGAAAAAGGAAAAAAAGACCAAATTTTCCAAAAGCAAATGACAAAGGCTCAAATAGATAAAGTTTTATCTGACGGACCTATTTTCTCAACAGGAGGACCAGAAACATATGAGATTTTAGATTATTGGTTAGGTTCATTAACTCCATCCACGGGTGTTGAGTCTTTCATTGAGGTAACCCCAACACCTAACCCTACTGTAACACCTACCATAACACCTACTAAGACAAAAACCCCGACACCAACAAAAACTCCAACTAACACATCAACCCCAACTAAAACAGTAAACGCAACTCCTGAGCCAACCGCGACTCAAACTGCAACACAGACTAAAACTAAAACTCAGACTAGAAGTCAAACACCTACTAATACTGCAACACAGACAAACACTCCTACTCAAACACAAACACCTAATGTAACTTCAACTCCTAACCCAACTCCAACACCTACAAAAACTCCTACAAAAAC